AGAGGGATTTTTTAGAAACTGCATTGACAGGGGTAAAATTCCCTGTATAATACAGACAAGGGCAGAACCAAAAAACTGGCTCTGCCCCTAAGTAACCAATTAATATGTCTTATGTCAGTTTTTGAGTTTACACAAAACTTGAAACAGTCTCGTTAGTATAAAAGGTTCCAATCTACAAAAAAATAACCTCCCGTTTTAAATACCATTTTTTTCATTTAAGAGGTTATTTTCCATTTTGAATTATTAAATTTTACAGTTTTTCAAATATTTCATACAATATTTTCGTCATAACAATCAGTCCACTATATTTGCTATTAAGTAACTGCTATTGTGATTATACAGATACAGGCTTCCCTTCCTCAATGATAGCACTGACTTCCTCAGCCTTTTTATCTGTAACACTAGCTATCTGCTTTAATGTATATCCATTTTTATACATAGCAAGAATAATTTCAGTTTCTCTTTTAGCCTCCCCCTTTTCTAAAATCCCCTGACTCAGATTACACATACTATTCACATCCTCTCTCATCTTATCATCTATCAAAATATTATACTCTGTTTCCATAATCTCCAGTTTTTTAGCAACAGATAATTCCATTGACAATAGTGTATTCAACAGCCGATGCAGCTCGTACTTTTCATCATGCTCTGGAAACTTATCTGCTATTCCTATTAAAACAATATTCAGTAAATCAATCTTCCCTTTCCACTGATAAGAACCCAACAGCTTATCATTCGTCAGATGTATATAATTCATACTGTTCTCATTCATATTCATACATACCCATATCGAAAATACACGCTTTATATCGTTATAATTTGTCTTAACAAAATCCCTTTCCTTCTGAGAGGAAACAAGACGGCTTACATAAAATACTGCCCTGTTCAAAATATGATAATCTGTCGGCTCGTCTTTCTGCGCTTCCAGATTAATAATCACTTGTGATATACCATCCTTCATACGCACATAAAAGACAATATCAAATCTAATAAGCCCCTCATTTATCTCCGCACTTTCTGTATTCAGTCCAACAATCCGCTGTCCGTCTTTCTCCCTCACTATATTTGTCAATCCCGCTTCCACCGGAACCGTACTGATAAAAGGCTCTCCTTCAATATAAGACTGTACCTCCTCCGGTTTCATTCCTTTAAACTCATCAACAGTTTTTACCAGAATATGAGCCAGTATAATTTTATTACTCAGCAGGCGTTTTGCCTTTTCATCATACTGAGCTTCCATATCTGTTGCATTTACTGCATTTTTTACTTCTGTATTCACAGTCATCCTCCTTTTGTAATCTGGTGAGGTTCATACAACCATTACAAAAGATTTATGACCTCACCATTATTATACCCTGAAACCCTTCCTGAATCAACCAGAATTTTTCAGTTCACTGCCTTCATTTTCTTCGCCAATATTTACAAATACTTATTTAAGATATCCCAACTAAACATGTCCTTCTTTTTACTTACCCCTGCATCTTTCCTCTTTTCACTAAAAATATCGCTAAATGATATATTCTCTCCAAACAAGCTCTCTTTTTTGTCTTTCTGTTTTTATATATAGTATTTGTTTTGCTGATTCTTTCTTTTTCTGCAATTTCATTAATAGTTAATGCCTGAATAAAATCAGCCGCCCCGCATTTTTGCATAATTTCAAGTATCAGGTATGAACCTCTGTCCAGTTTCATCTTTAATTCTCCTCTTCCGGTTTGGCTTTTCCAAATAAATATGCAGCGCCATTTACAATATCAACAACTGCAGACACCAGTGCCAGATATTCCTGTTTCATTTCCTGAAAAGCTTCCTGCGATAAATTAAAATTACCATCTTTCAGATCATCCACAATATCTCTCATTACACTCTGCATTTCTTCCAGCTCGTCCACAATCTTCTGAACAGTTTCCTTTTTACCTACTACCACAATACGGGAATAAATACAGCAGCGAATAATAAAATCCTTTTTATGTAAACCGCTTAACTCTGCTCTTTTTTCAATAAGCTGTCTTTCCTGCTCACTTGGCCTGAAAGATATCGTAGAATTTTTATGTTTTCCCGGCATCTCTAATCCTCTCCTTTCGTAAAATTTTCATTTTTCTCATTCAGTCTGTTTAACTGGTCGGCTAAATCTCTTGCCTGATTCGGATACAGATGACTGTAGGTATCCAGTGTCGTCTGAACCTTTTCATGTCCAAGCCTTTCTGCAACCAGCCTTGGCTGCGCGCCTAACTCCGAAATCAGAAGCGACGCATGACTGTGACGAAGGTCGTGCAGACGAATTTTCTTTACACCAGACAATTTTACTCCCCGAATCATTTCATGCTCCAAATAAGATTTCGTAACCATAAAGAGCCTGTCCCACGTCATCATTCCATAAAGTCTGCCTGCATAATCTTCCAGCTCTTTCACCAGAAAATCCGGCAGGGTAATCACTCTTTTGTTTTTTTCCGTTTTGGGTTCTGTTATTACATTTCTCCCGTCAAATCTCTGCAGTGACTTTGAAATTCTAAGAGTTTTTTCTTCAAAATCCAAATCCCCCAAAGTAAGTGCCAGCAGTTCGCCCACGCGAATTCCAGTCCAGTACATGGTAAGAAAAGAATAATAACTCACTGGCTTATCTTTCACACACTCAAGGAACTTTTCAAACTCTTCCTGTGTCCAGTAACTCATTTCCTCTGCCCTGCTCTTTCCCATAGAGCCTGCCTGTGTACAGGGATTCCTTGACAAATCATAATACCGGACTGCGTAATTAAAAATTGCGTTGAGCTGGTTATTAATCGTTTTCAGATATGTCTGAGTATATCCCTGTTTCATCAGTAAGTTCTGCCATTTCCTGACATCTGCTGCCGTTATTTCAGCAATCTGCTTTTTTCCGAAATATGGCATAATCTTTAAATCAACAATATACCATTTCGAGCGTATAGTATTTTCACGCAGACGGTTTTCCATATCCTCCCAGTATAGTTTTACAAAAGATTCAAATGTCATATCCAGATTTCTTGCCTGCTGTGCCTTAAACTGCTCTGCCCATTCCACAGCTTCCTTTTTGGTACGAAAATTTCGTTTATGTTTCTTTTTGCGGGTACCCATCCAGTCGCTATAATAAAACTGCACATCCCAAAGTCCTTTTTCGTTTTTAGTTACTGTCATTTTTACCGTCTCCTTTTCAATTAATGCAACCAGCCTTGCGTTGATTACTAATGGCAGGCGGCGGATTAGGCAAACTATCCTAATCCACCAGTAATAAGCCTGAATCCTACAGACCATAATACTTTTCTTTAAAATACCGCTTGGGAATTCTGCCTGCAACCACAATATAGCCTTTTTTCTTTAAATCCATATTCAGTTCTTTGACAATTTTATAAGCATGTCCTCTGGATACTCCCAGCATATCTGCTACTTCCAAAGCTGTGTAAAATATACACTCCTGCATGTTCATGCACCTCCTTAAAAATCAATCATTCTATATCTGCACAATAAAATATTACACCATTAAAATTTGGGCTTTTACACTAAATTATATTATAAGCTTGCCTCCATTTTAAACAGCAGAGACATGGCTTTGGCTGATTATCCTGTTTTTCTCTGGAAGGACGCCTTACTTTCCGTTCTGTTACATGCGGATAAATGTTTATAATCGCCTGAACTAATTCTCTCTGACTGCATAATGGAGGTTTATCATCTGCAATTTTGGCATATTCTTCATAATACCTCTGATATCCTATGTAAATATCAGTTTTAGGAATTGCATCTTCCCTAAATCCGGTATACTCCAATGCATGATATATAAACTCATCAACATATATGTTTTTTCCCATCCACTGATTTTTTATATTTCTGGATAATTCTGACTCAGGAAATACAATTCCCCCGTCATCCCTAATAATTTTCCCCAGTTTACGGACTGCATTTGACATCACCGCTGATTTTTCCTTTTGAAGCTGCTGTGGCATATCTGCAATTAAGCTATCTAGAGGTGTAGAATGAATAAATGGAATTACAATTAATCTCCGATAAAACGCATCATCTATGGTATTTGGCGACAAATATAATCCTCCATTACTGGCTAAAAGGAGCTTAAATCTTATAATAGAAGTAATATCATTCTTATATTTTGCCGCTACCCTTATTACTTTTTCACCAGTAAACTTCTTTATTTGTGCAACAGCTTCTTTTCCAAGCCTTGATGTATTCATCTCCAGACAAGATAACAAAATAGCCCGATCAACACCTGCAAGTGAAAAATTTTCCTTTAAATGGTCTAAATCAATAGTTTTACAACATTCTACGGGAAATAACGATTCTATAAACTGTCCGAGAATACTTTTACCCGAATCCTTCGCATATGCCATATCAAAAAAACATTTACCATTTCGATTAGGAATAACCAGATATGCCAGCATATAATCAAACATATCCATAGATTCCCTATCTTCTCCTGTTGCGTCTTTTTTTAATTTGTTGTAAATAGGAGTTTTTTCTGATTTCTCAATATAATTGCAGCTAATTTCATAGTAATATGGCAGTTTACCAGAATGAGCATATGTCTTTTTTGTCAACACATCATATACACAATTCTGAAATACTACTCTATTTTCAATCATCTGAAAATCTTCTTCTGTAAAACATTTCTCACCCTTCATATATTTACAATACATCTCATATTCTATAAACATACTTATCTTATTACAAAAAGTATCTATATTTTCTATAGTTTTTTTGAAATTTTTGTTTATGTATGTATAAACCAGATGATTTAAAGTTTTTCGATTAATATGCTCCCAATAATGCCCGTTAAATCTATACAGTCCTTCCCCTTCCATAGTTGGACTATACAGATAGCAAAACTCCTCTTTTCGCATAATCTGTTTCGCACATTCATATGGTTTTTGCTCTCTCTTTGATAAAGTTCTTTGAATAGTCTGCTTATTATTTTTTATCTAATAATGAAGGTAAAGCTGCATTTATATCTTCCATCTTCTCAAATGGCTCTCTAATCTGATTGTCAGACATGTCAATGCTTATGTCTTCCAAACCTTCCCCATTATCAGACCAGTCAGAATTCTGTACAGCCTCAAAAAACTTATCCATACCATTGCCCGTGTTTAAATCATCCCCTCTCTCTTCTTCATAACCATTGAATATCTGTACACATCCTTCAACTTCATCTGTATCATTATATAAATTTTCCTCTCTAATTTGATTGTCAAACATATCAATATTTATCGATTTCAAATCCTCTTCATTGTTAGACCAGTCAGAATCTTGTATAGACTCAAAAAGCTTATCCACATCTTTTTCAGTCTCATACATAATTTCATCAGTTGTTGGAACTGGAAGAGTATTTTTCTCCGCCACTTTGTCTGCATAATTGTCTGGATTTGATGTAACTGAATCACTCTTATCAACTGATAATTTGCTGTCATATAGTATCTTTTTTGGAGCATATCTTCTCTTTCCATCATCCTTTTGTACTCTCTGTTCCCATTGTTCCTGTAATTTCTGAAAGTTTTTATTCCTCATTTATCTCTCTTCTTCATATCCAAAGCTGCTTATGTTTATCGTTTTTACTGTTTCACTCTGTGAATCAACCCATGTAAAGCTATATTCATTATCCATGTATTCTAATTTCCAGATTAATCCAAAAATTCCCTTAAATGGCATTGCGCACTCAGAAATCTTTTTCTTTCCTATAAAATATTCCTCATCATTGTATTTCATAATAATAGTATTTTTCTTATGCGGAATCATAATAAAGAAAGTTTCACATGTATCCTGTGTAGCACATATTATTTGTTCTTCAGTATCTCCACTTATAAAGACTGCTATATATCTGTCAATAGGATTTTTAATTTCTTCTGCAGCATTATTTCCTTCATAAAGAAACGAAGTTCCATTATTTCCTCTCAGCATAATTACTTTAGTTGTGGGTTTCAATTTTTTTGACATTTTAATTTACCTCCAATTTACATTTTTATAAATCCCGGCCGCGGTTTATGCTGGCATTTTACTCTTTTTAATTGCGTAATGCAATAATGCCAAATTCTACTTAAAAAATTTTCTGGATTCAAAATTTTTGACCTTTATCCTATGTTTTTTGTGCATATTGCACAAAAACTATCTATCTCGTATAAAATTTGACTTCTTCAAAAAATCATTCCCTATTATTTTCAAAAATAATTGAATTTTTATAAATAAAAATAGTGATAATCACTATTTGATTACCACTACTGTAAAAACTGATATAAACAAATTTCTGTCATTACTTTTTTTATATCTAATTCTATATTTATTTCTTTAAAACACTCCCAAATTAATTGAACCATCCTTTCAGATTTTAATAATGTATTTTGTGCTTTATGTATTAAACCTTTAATCTCTTTCCAAATTTTATCTCGTGGTTCTTTAGTTGAGTCTATCTCTTCACCTGTGACTAAATTTTCTATTTCTTCTTCTAACCACTCCTCTTCAATTTCTCTTATTCGCTTAAAAACACATATTATAAGAAAACGATACTCCATAGCTGAAATAAAACTAAAACCATTTTTGAATGGTTCTAAGCAAATACAAATCGCCCCAATCAATTGATTATAATTTTGATTTTCTATATAGCTATAAATAATATTATCTACATCAAAACGGCCTTCGTTTTCAGTATAAAACATTTCTTTATATGATTTGGTATCATATGTAAAATACTCATATTTAATTTGTTTAGTAAATTCTTTACCAAAACATTTTTCTAATTGTTTTTTTAAATTACGAAAATTTATAGAAGTATATCTATCTTTTTTGAAAGGACTAGCTATCAATATATTTGACTTTTCTAAAGTACCGCGTAGACCTAACATAAAAGCAATAGTATCATAAAATCCTGTTCTTTTATTTGGTCTCTTCCATATCCCTATTAATACATCCAATAATGATTGCTTAATAATGATTTCTATAAAACCAAAATTTTCCAAGAAATCATGTATATCTTCTAAAGTAACATAAAATCCTTCTTTATCAGGCTCTATACTTTTTTCAAAATAGTATTCAGCATAACATTGAATTGCCCAATATAAAACGTTTAGCATATCTATCTTTTTTATAGAACTATTTCGGCGATAATTTATTAATACAGAATTATAATTCATCATCATTATAATCCTGACCCCAAAGATAAAGTACAAATAAATTCATATATAAATATTTTGAATTTGATGAAATTTTATTTGGCTTAATATAATGAGAAAAAAAACGCTCAACTCTTGACAAAAATAAGAACTTTGACTCCTCAAATTTTTGGCTACTATTCCAACCTTCTAAATCATGTGAAAATATAAATAACTCTTTTATCTTCTGAATATGTTCGCCATAAACTTCCTTTTTACTGATTTCATCTGTATATACACAAAAATCATTCCAAAAATCCTCTTCAGAAATACTATCTTTTTCCTCGATTCTCATTTCTGATATTATCATCTTACTATTTAATACTTCATATAAAAGATAATGTATATTATTAATTAACACATGGATATTAAGGTACTCACTCATCAACCCATCCTTATCAGTTTCGTCTATATAAACACACTCGCATATGAATTGTAATATAGCATTTATGTTCTCAACCTCTCCAAATTCTTCATCTGTTTCCTCATTTCTAAAATCTTGTTCAATTACCTCTTTTAACTTTTTAATATCAATTCCCATATTTTAATCTTTATCCGCTATTCTTTCTATAAATATATAAAAAATATATAAAAATTTTTTTCATATAACAGTATCTTTTCTTCCTCACCAAAAACATTTACCACCAATTAGATTTTCATCTGTCAGTCAACAATGCGTTAAAAAACAAAAAAAGGAGTTACGCATATGCTTAATTACTCAATTCATACATATGAATTATATATCAAAATTACTTTAAATGAATTTTGGAAATTATATGATTTTCTTAAAGAACTACAAGTTTCCATAGAAAAATCAACATTTTTATCATATCATAAAGAACTGGAAACAACAACATTTATTTTTAGAAAATTACCTTATTATGGTATTAGTAGTATTAAATTACTAAAAACAGATTACGATATAGCTACATGGCAATGTTATTTATACATTATTATCAATCCGTATAATGCCTATATAAAATGTTTGCAGTCAGATGAAAACATTATTGATTCAGAAAAAATATATGATGCCTTGGAAGAGGTTAATTTACAACTCCTACAATTCCTTCCTCATAACATTTACAGCCAGTTACGATTATATCGCATAGATTTCTGCGTAAATCTTTTATTTAGTACGCAACTTCAGGCAGAAGAATACATAAAACTACTAAAACAAGGCGTTTATCCCAAATGTTTAAAAGAAGATTTACACTACGATAATACTCAGCATCGCTATATTCCATACAAAGATTCTCTTCTTTTAGAATGTGGTTCATACTCTTTTGAAGTATATCCAAAACATATACAGATGAAAAATTCTTCTTTACTTTCAAACATAGAATCCGGAATTGTACGAATTGAACTTCGCGCTAAGCGTTCAAAATTAAAACAGCTATCTAAGAAATATGGTATGGATTTCTTATCTAGTGATTATGTTCCAGCTTTAGAAAGCGCACATATAGTTGCAAAACAGGAAATTACAAATATACTACGGAAAATGGTTGGAAATACGGACTTTTACTCTTTTATATTTACAAAAAACAAAATACTGGAATCTACATTTTGTGATTTAGATAAGGAGTTATTGTTAATAGTTCTCCAATATTTTTCCAAGCACAGAAAAGGAAAAGAATTTTTAAACACATATAATTTAAGTCATAGTGACTGGAAAAAAATTATTAAAAAATTCAACCAACTTGGCTGCAGTCCCATTACAGTTCCTAGAAGATACTCGTGTAACGAATATCCTGGTATCGACAGTTGGAATACTTATTTTCTTTCATAAGAAAGACTTATTTTTTATAGTAGAAGAGGCAATTATGTTAAACAAGTAAAATATAATAGTTATTGATATTTAAAATTTACAATACCCTTTTATATTTTTTCTTAGCACAAAAGCCTCTTCCATATCACTTTTTGTCTATGCTAAAAGACATGCCAGATATTCATCCGCCAACTGTCTGGAAATAAATGTCTGGACAACCCCATCCACCGAAAAATATTCCTCTTTTATATTATCCCAAATAGCATACGGCTCTTCAAAAGCATCCGTGGTTTCACAAATCATATATCGTTCCATATTCTTATACCTCTTTCCTCTGGCAGCCTAACTATTTATTTTTTTGCTAAAACTATGTGTTTTGTATATATTCTTCTACATCTCTTCTGGTCACTATCCATTTTCCGCCAATGAAATGCCCTTCTATAATATTTTCATGTATTAACTTTAATGCTGTATTTTTTCCTATATGCAGAACTTTCTGTAAATCTTTCAATGTTAAAGTATCTGGTACATTATCAAGCATTTTAAGTGCCTCCTTTATTTTTTATTAACCCAATGTTTATGAAAAATCGGTTTATATAAGCTCTTTCAGGTTTACTACAGATTATTCGCTGCCCTTTGAGTATAAAATTATTTTATTGATTATAAATATTTAAACTTGATACTTTCATCAATATAAAAAAGTTCCTGCTTAAATCAGATAACTTGTATTCTTTCAGCCAAAGATACCAGATAATAAATAGGTGTCAGTATGGTACAGACTATCACCTAATCTGTACCCACTGACACCTACAGTTCTTACTTTTCCCGCTGTCTTTTTTATGCTATTTTGCAATCATCATCTTTCCCAAAGTCGTGTTGTAATAATACACATGATAGGAAAGTATTTCTTCTGGCTCCAGTTCAGAATCATTTACCTCTGACACAGCCCTTGCAAGTTCCATCAGATTATCCTTCATCCAGAGTTTTGGTATCACAAGCACTTCATGCACAGAAGAAGGCAGCAGCCAGAAATCGTCTTTCAGAAAACAGCCTATTTCACGAAGTATTTCTTCATCGCACATATATATTGCGCCGTTCTGACCGCGTTTGCTGCCAAGAATATATATAGGCGTATCCTCTATGCCGTCAACCGGTTTCATTTCGCTTTCATCTAAGAGTAAATTTAATACATCTGACATCTTTCGGAAATCCACATCGTGATTTCTCATATTTCCCCATGCAGTGTCATGAAGGAGGCTTTCGCTTACTCCCCACAATGCCATATGTTCATTCCTAACCTGAAACGCCATATTTTCCTCTAGTCCGGTGTCCTTCAGAATTACATAATAAACCTGTGACAAATCAAGGTATTTTCTGTGCGGAACTTCATTAAGAAAATCTCTGTTTTTTTCTGTATTAATTACTTTTACGTGTATATTATTCTTCGCCGAATCCCACTGGATAAACTCTGAAATATCTTTTCCGATACATATATGATTTCTGCAGATTTCGCAGATTTTTTCTGCTATTTCACTGATATCCCCACAGTGTAAGATATAGTGTTGATACCACTTGTCCATAGGGACAAGTGGATGTATATTTGTGCCGGGTTTTACCAGCATCAAGGAATGTTTTATGCTGTTATTCATTCCTCTCAATGTCTGCTTCTCCATTTTATATTCGTCTCCAAGCTTTATCTGCAGTTCGTTCATAACCGCAGATAAAAATTCTTCAAAATTCATTCTTTTTTCCTCCTACGCTGCCTGTGCTGATTTTGTTCTGGCGAGGACTCTCATTACCTTTTCATACAGCTCCGCCGACATTTCCTCTGGTTTTCCAATATCATACCTCTCCCTGACCTTCTCTATTGTAACCCCTGTTCTGTCTAGTTCTGCCTGAAAGGAGTTTATCTGTTCTTTTGAAAGACAGGAATTTTTTCTGCTTCTGGCTTTTGTGCCAAACTCATATACTAACTGCCCTTTTCCATTTATAATAGAAAGTCCCGTAATCTCCCTGTCTTCATTATACTCAATAAAGTGTACTGAAAAATGCTCACTGCTGTAATATCTGTCGCCTCTCTGCTGAATACCGGCTTTTTCCGCTGGTATCCATATAAAAGGTGCAGTGTAAAGCTCTCTTCCAATCCCCCAGTTAAAACATGCCCTTTTAAAACTGTCAGAAGCCTGCGATTTCTCTTTTTCCGCATAGCTGGTAGTTCCTACATCCTGTTTTGATACCCAGCAGCCAGAAGCTTTGTCATAAATTTCCACTGTACAGTACAGGTTTCCGTCTATACACTGGTGGCTCCGCTTCCAGCCAAAAAGACCAAAGGTTTCATCAAGAATCCTCTGGTCTACTCTTGCATCCTTATACAACAGAGGCTTAACCCCTTCTCATTCACCACTGCTGCCCTGCACTCAATTTCATTTGCGCGCAGCAGCCGGATAATACTTTTTTCCATTGTTTTTCCTTTCTTTTAGTCTGTCTCACTGCCCCAGAAACATCCGCTTTCAAATTCACTGTCCACATGCTCCACAAGCTCCTGATATGAACTGTCTTCCTTTTTCAGCCAGTCCTGATAAATCTTTTCCAGTATTCTCGTACTCTGCTCTATAAGGCTTAACAGCACCGCATCTGATATGGAGTCTGCTTTTTCCATAAGAATATTGTATAAGCTCGAAAATACCTCTATCTTATAAGCCTCTCCATAAACAGACTGCTTATCCTGCATCAAAATGGATTGTTTGAAATCCTGAAGCTCGCTGTACAGGCGTTTTATAAATTTCTCTCTGACTGCGCTTTTCTCCATACTGCCGCCTCCTATGCTGCCCTCACCTGAAATCTTCTGGAACTGGAAACCTTTGCATAATTCTTATAAATTTCCGGCTGCTCCTGCTTTATCCTTCTGGTGTCAAGCCTTGTTGTATCCACATTGCTCCATGATACCTGATATTTCCCGCTGTATGCCACCTCATTATCTCGCATAAAAAGCTTTACTTCCTGCTCAATCTGCTTCTGCTCTTCCTGCAGGCTGGAAATGGAAAGCAGTATTTCCTCTCTGCGTTTCAGCTTGTCGTCAAAGCCTACCAGCTCAATTTTTCTTTCTTTTCTTGCCGTATGAAAATACTGCTCCAGCACCTCGTCACAGACTGTGGAGCCATCGGGCGGCGGAATGGTTCCTGCTTCCACATAATTTTTCCAGAAATTTTCTTCCGCTGCTGTAAGATGTTCAATCAGCGCGTCGTCCCAGACAAGTTTCCTATATGTAAATTCTCTGCCGAGAATCACTGCCGCAAGATACCATGTTCTTTTTCCCGTCACTGCCATATAATGATAGCACTGCATAATATAATGAAGCGGGATATCACCGTCTTTCCATTTGTCCACATTGTATGCACTGGCGGTTTTGCACTCAAGCCCTGCATCCTCTCCTGCTACAAAACGGTCGATATCTGCAATCATAAAAGGATGCTGTGTGCTGCGGTACATAAAGTTGGAACGCCGCACCTTCAGACCTGTCGCTTCCATAAACCTCCTTGCAACATAATCCTCAAGGTCGTGTCCCTGCCGGACTGCCTCGCTATACAGTTCCTTTATTTCTGCGCTGGTTTTATCCATAAATACCTTCATTGGGCTGCTGTATGGATTCACACCGCAGACTGCCCCTGCATCAGAACCGCCGATTCCAGATTTTCTCAATCTCATCCAGTCTTCGCGGCTCATTTCTGCTGTTGAAATTTTTTGATACATAACTTGTTTTCCTTTCATTGATATATTTTTGTTTATTCCTAAACCCATAACAGGGACAGCCAAAATCAGACATTCCAGCTATCCCTTTTCCAATAGTCCCCAAATATCAAATTTTGTCTCCGCTATGCCGCGCTGACAATCTGATATGCCCTGTCAATCATTGGATTTCCATCCATTGTACGGATAAAAAGATTCTCATTATAATTCGCGGTTCTGCGGAGAGGCTCAGAATGTGTGGCAAAATCAGATACCGCGTTGATAAAAATGATAAGCATTGTTTCCCACATTTTTCAAATCAGGAGCCTCATAATAGCGGCTTCTCATATCTTCCCTTAATTTATGGAGATTCCTCATCTGCATAACAGTCGCGCCTTTTTCAGCAGGCAGAAGAAGCTCTATGTATTCCCTGACCTGCTTGTCGGTTATTTTCTGACGGCGGAGTTTTTCAAAATCACTTCCAAGATTCTCCATATATTTATCTGCCAGAAAAAGCGTATCTTTTGCTTCCCGAATCTTACCCTTAATATTTCCGGTATGAATCATGCTCCAGCTCCGCTTTGCAGTATTCAATGCAAGATTCAGCGTGTTGTTGCATACTACCCTGACCGGCGTAACAGCAACCCTGACCGCACCGGAACCGTCATGCGTATTGCTGAATATCAGATACGGGCTGATTCTTTCGCCCGAAATAATAAATTCCCTCGGAAGCCTTGCAAGAAGCCATACCTTTCTGCCGCCCTGCAGAGAACCTGCTGTTTCATATCTGACACCATATCCCAGAAGTTCATCTGTAAACGCAAACGCTTCGTGATTTTGGATAATCTTATACCTGTCTGTTACCACACCGAGCACACGCTGGTCGGTATCCCTGACATTGGCTTTGTAACCCTCTACTATTCCATTCGTTTTTGTGTAAATCGGCATCTGGATTACTTTCCAGTCCAATCCCGCCAGATGCAGCGCCGCTTCTGACTTTGGTGCCTCCTCTACCCTTGTTCCCAGACCATGCCAAGGTTTTTCTCTTGTGTAAAACATTGTTTCTGCATTTGCTGCCATAACTTATTTCCCCTTTCCTCTTAATTCATTCCAAACAACTATGATTGTGCTTAATACCGCAAAAATAATTTTCTGCATTTCCTATCCTCCTTGTGTTAATCCAGCTTCTTTTCAATGACTACCGCTATATCATTCAGCAGGGTAATTGCCTTTTCCAGCGCTGCTTCCAAAACAACGCACACAGCAGGCGGAATCTCCTTTACAGATGAATTTTCCAGCATAATCAGATTGTCTCGGATGCCGTTCATAAGCTGCTCTGCCTCGTGAATCTTGTCTAAATCTTTCAATTCCATAAGTTTCACCTCCTTTCTGATTTCAGGCATAAAGAAAGAGGCAGAGCATTTTCTGCTCCACCTCTGTTTACAGGTTTCTCTGTGTGTATTGACTACCAGTATTATTTTACCGCAGGCACAATTGCTTTTATTTATTTTTTTACTGGTATCTATTTCCCTATCTGATAAGATATTACATAACCAGAAAAGGAAAGTTTTCGTTATGTCAAAGCTTTGGGCTGTTTTAAATAATACAAAATACGAAAGAATTAAGCATCTTTATAATATGTCTTATACAAAACTCCATCAATATAAAAATCAATCGTATATAAATCCCCATACCAGTATACATCAAGCACAGCTCTGCGGCCGTCAGCATCGATACTGTAATATTCGCCATTTTCATATATCAAATCGCCATACCAGTCCGTATTATAATGGTTTCCTCCCTCAGATATAGATTCCGATAGTATAAAACCAATCACATTCCCATTTGGAGAATCATATATCTCTATATCCATACTATCTGGAAATTCTGACTGGGGAGTGTCCTCTGCTTTGCTGTATGTTCCTGCTAACAGCCTATATTCTTCATTTAATATTTCCTGAAGAATATTCTCCCATCCGCTGCTTCCTTCAAAAATATCTGCCGTTCCGTCACCATTAAGAATAATCGTTGCACCGCTGCTGTCATAATCATTAAAATCCATGTCGTAAAATTCTATCATATTGCCTTCTGAATCTTTAATTGCAAAATCCCACTTTGTCTGGCTGGTTTCATATGTAAAATCAACCTGAAATGCTGACAGATATTCCAGTATATCAAGCTCCAGAATATCTTCCTCCCAGTTATTTGTATCTGCCGCCGAAGCATATAAAGAATAAATATCCACACCGATATTATTCACAAATGTAATCGGTACTGTAACTACACCTTCTTTTTGGGATATTGCAGTATCAGTTTCCGGGTTTTGTGATTCTGGATTTTTCGATTCTTGGTTTTTCGGTTCCTGACTTTGTGACTTTTTCGATAAACTGTAATCATAGTACATTTCATCAAGCGCTTCATTAATATCATCTGCTTCTTTTATCTGATTACCTTCTATAACCAGATATACATTTCCCAGTTCCTTATTCTTTATAGAATCGTTTTCAAGCTGGAACTGTATTATATTCTTTTCATCTAATTTATATTGTACGACACGTGTTGCTCTTTCAAATTCATCCCCTCCTACAAAGCTGCTCCATTTACCGCCCTTCCAGTGATATTCTAAAATCTGTTTTAATGTAATGCTATCTTCCATTAATTCATAATTTTGTATATAGCTGAGTTTTTCATTATCATTATTAGATGTTTTTATCATACTGACTATCATGCATATGCCAATAAGTATAAGCAGCCCTGTATGTAATTTTGATATGTATTTATGTATATTTCCTTTAAAATTAATATCGCATTTTATATCTTCAATAAATTTTTTTACTTTTTTGCCAGAATTGGAATAAAATATAACAGAACCTTTGCTCGATGCAATCTCTACTTTTTTATTGACAAAACCTCCAATAATTACAATCGCCCAGTAAATAATATAAATTAAAAGATAACCAGCTAAATGAAGGTCAATAAAAGAAAGACATAGCACTATTATAAAAAATGCTAAAATCGCAACAGGCGCTAACATGGTACACATATTGATACTTTGTATGTTTTCAATCTCAATCTCTCCTATACAGCCCTGTTTTTTTGAAACAGGAGAAACCTTCAATATATTATTTCCGAGTTCTGCTTCATATTGCTTTTCTGATTTTGAAATTATTTTCTTTGAGAGAAAAGTGTACTTCTTTTTCTGTTCTGTTTCTGAATCCTTTTCTTTTTTTAAGAAATCTTTTTCATTCATTTCCTCCTGCAAAGATAAACTTATTCCGCAATTCGGGCAGAAATTCCCGTCAATCTCAGCTCCACAGTTTTTACATTTCATGGTATTTCCTCCTTATAAAATAGTATTTTATGACTCAAATGCTTCCTCAAAATAATAATATTCATCTATCTCTTGTCCATCTATTTCAATCATAATAAATGAATTTCCTTGTTCATTTCCAATATAATAAGTTAAAGTTTTACCACTACTTTCATCCATCCCTTTATATGTATATTTATCTAATGGCTCAACAATTGTCTTATATACAACACCATTATACAATACCTCAATATTTCCAACCATATTTGAATCTATAGATGAATATACTGAAAAAATTAAATTATTATATTCATTTACACTTCCATTATATTTTCCTGCATAATAACTCGCATAGATATTGCCATTCTCATCATAAATGAAATCTTTGTTCAAATTATTGTCTATATACAATGTATCATCTTTTAACACTACAATAACATCACCAAACTCTACTTCGATTACCGAAACTGTATTTGGATCAATATTTAAATATATAGTCCCTGTAGCTTTTCTATCGGCAGATACAGTAGCACTAAAATATTCACCATGGCTACTGATTCCATATAATTGGTCTACAGCATATTCATCCGCATATACTTTAAACATTGAAGCGGTAATTGCAAATGTTTCACTTCCAGTATTTTCGGTATTAACTATAAAATAACAATAAATACTGTTATCATAATTGTAATCATATCCCCATTCTGTTATTGTGATAGATTGTCTTGCCCCATTCTCAGCTTCCATATTAAAAGTTTCCCCTACATGATATCTATCATCTATTATATTTGAAGAAATTGTTTCTTTTTCACTATTATTAAATGATGTTATAGATTCATTTATCGTCTCCTTTTCATTATTATCAGATGATATCACAGATGTATTGCTTTTTGTTACTTTATCTGTAACAGTAACATTATTTGTTGATGTATCACTAAACATACCAATTATTCCAAATACAACTACTATTGCAATCACTATTATTAAAATCTTTTTTATCTTCATGCCTAATCTCTCCTGTTTTAACAAATTAAATTTTGCTTAAATATACATCTTTAAAAACATCAAGATTTTATATATTTCTATAAATATTTTTTACTTTCTCAAAAATATAATATTTATTCCGATAACCTTTAATCATTATATATGTAAGTTTATCTCTAAATCTTTGATATTTTATTACTATAAAGGAGGTGTCTATAATGAATATCGGAAACCGTATCACTTATTTCAGGACACAAAAAGGATACTCTGTTAATAAACTTGCTAATTTAGCTGGAATCTCCCAAAGTTATCTTCGTGACATTGAATTAGAAAATAAAAATCCTACTATAGAGATTATTTCTTGTTTATGTGATACTTTTGGAATCTCACTTAAAGATTTTTTTGATGAAAACGCTGCTGCCAGCCTTGCCGACGACCCTTTGGTACAACGGATTTACCAGCTTTCTCCAAAACAGAGAGAAACCTTATTAGCCTTCCTGAATACAATAAAATAAGAAAACGCTTCCGATAAATGCTTTTCATTTACCGGAAGCATTTTTGTTATATCTACCATTTATTTAGTTAGCTACATATTTACTCTACTATACATTTATAATAATTTAATACTTTTCAATTTACAAAACTTATTTTTGTTTTGTATTTATCAAAATATTCTTTTTATTATGATTTTCAATATTAGACAAATCCTCCTGTACTAATAACTCTTTTAATACATATCCCCATTTACCTCCTAGCAGAATTTTCCATTTGTACCTTTTCACAATCTAAATCAAATTGCTATTTTATTTTAACCTATATAGATATAATTGTCAATATCTATAGATATAACTTTTTTGATTTTCTTATTCCTATTACTATCTTACTGACAAACTTTATAACTTTGGATTAGAATTTATGTTCTAATAAAAATGCTTTTACAAAACCAAAAATATATTCATGTTAAAAAATAAAAAAACAGAGGTTCTGATAGCTATATTTCTATCAAAAACTCTGTTTTTAACATATTCTTTTTTACTTTCTAACTCTATTTATTTTCCTGCGCTTTCAAACGTTTTTCTAACTGTTCATTTGATTTTCAATAAGAAAATTAGAACCAGAATAGAACCACAGATAAAAACTAACGCCATAAATACAGGCTTCCAGCGATTGTATCCGTTATTCGAACTCGATTTCCTATTGGCATTTCTATGTACATTCAATACCGTAAAATCTTTGAAAGCCGTATTATTTTTGAGTGTGTCCGCATTTTCCATACATTCCACATAGTTATAAATCTCACACCAATCTCACAGCTTTATCTCTATAACATCTTCAATATCACATTGTAACTCTTGGCAAATACTCTTTTAACAAATAGTTTCTAATCTAAATGATATATTATTTTTTCTAAAGCATTGAATGATGTATTCTGCATTCATTTGAGTAATTTTATAAGCCTTTTCTTTTGTTGGATAATTATAAGTTTTGTTATATCCTTTTTCTACACTATCATACTGTAAAATAAAAAATGTTTCAAGAGCTTTCATCTGTCTACTTGTGCCTACCTCATCTAGTAGACATAATGTTTTAATCTCAAATTCATGCCCTATATTAAAATCTTTCTGCATTTCTTCTATAACATGATTTCCTTTTCTTAAAGAATAATAATGACCTGCCACTCGATGAACTGCATCTACAGAATATCCCACATAAATTTTACTATTACTCAGATTTTTTATCATATAGACACATGAAACAGCTATATTTGCAATTATATCTCCTATATTTATTTCCTTAGTCTGATTTGATATCTTCATATTCTAATAACTCCCCTACTGTACAATGAAACATCTGACAAAGTTTTTCAATAGTGTTATAGTCAATTCTAGCCGCCTTATCATTATATAAATTTGCTACTGTATTTCTTGCCAATCCCGTCTCATTGCACACATCTTGTATTTTCTTTCTGTCTCTGCCCATAAGTAGCGATAAATTACACTTCACCATGACATATACCTCCTAATTTTTTCTATTATACCCTTTTATTTTTTGAATGTCAACTAATTTGATTAACTTTCTGAAAATTTTAATCAAAAAACTATTGACAATCCCGCTACATATGTTAATATATAAACATCAGAAAGATAATCAATTTAATCAATATATTAATCATTTAGGAGGACAAAAACATGTTAAAAAATCAATTATTTGGAGTAGAAGTAGAAATGACAGGTATCACAAGAAAAAAGGCTGCTATGATTGTTGCGAATGTTCTTGAAACTTCACCTTCAAGAGCTGACAGCACTTGCTATTGCACACGCACTATTACCGACCAAGCATCTCGCAAATGGAAAATCATGATAGATTCTTCTATAAATCCTCAAAGAAACGATGATAGCTTAGAAGCTCTGGATGAATACCGAGTAGAATTTGTTACCCCGCCTCTTGAGTATAAGGATATAGAACTTCTTCAAAACATCATTCGGGAACTGCGTAAAAATGGAGCAAAAACAGATAATAGCTGTGGCATACATATTCATATAGACGGAGCAAACCATAATCCACAATCACTTAGACGGTTAATAAATTTTACAATCGCTCGACAGGATTTAATATATGAAGCCCTTGAAATTCAAAGCCGTGCAAATCATTGGTGCCATAAATTAAATAGTGCCCTGCTTACTGAAATGAAAAAAGATAAAAACCTTTCAAAAGAAAAAGCAGAAGAAATTTGGTATAGCAGCGCCAATGATGGATACTCAGATGGTATTAATCATCAACATTATAATCGTACCCGTTATCATGGAGTAAATCTTCACAGCTATTTTTCTAAAGGCACCGTAGAATTTAGACTTTTTAACAGCACTCTTCATGCAGGAAAAATCAAAGCATATATTCAGTTTTGCTTAGCAATATCCGCATGGGCTATCACATCACAGGAAAAAATTGTATTCCGTTCTATGGCTGGCTACACCGCAGAACAGAAAGTTACAATAATGAGAAATATTCTTACCCGTCGGTTGGGACTTTATGGAGATGAATTTAAAACCTGCCGTCTCCACCTTATGACACCATTAAAGAAAGCCGCAGGAATGACCTGCAAAACAGCTGCATAATAAAACACTTGCTGACCTATCGGCATAACGGGGAAATAGGAGAAAAAGATGAAAGCATATGGAATGATTGCGCAAATAGAAAAAGGACGACATTATGCATCTGATGATGTATACATAAAAAACTGCCGTTTAAATAATGGAAAACATCGACACCAACGTGTTCGCCGACATAAAAGAATTTACAATCATATTGAACGGTCAAGGTCAAAAGCAATTTTAAACAAAGAATTACAAAATTGGAGGTAAATATAATATTATGGAAAAATTGTATATTGCTTATGGAAGTAACTTAAACTTATCACAAATGGCTGTTAGATGCCCATCCGCAAAAGTTTACGCAAAAGGAATATTAAATAACTGGAAACTTGTTTATAGGGGTAGGAAATTAAATGCACATGCCACAATAATAAGAAAGCAGGATTCTATTGTTCCAGTTCTTGTCTGGAAGATTTCTACTGAAGATGAAAAGAAACTAGATATTTATGAAGGTTATCCACATTATTACTTTAAAAAGAATATTATGGTGTATATTAATGGAAAGAAAAAGAAGGCAATGGCATATATTATGAATGAAAACCAGCTTCCCGGAAAACCTTCTGACCGGTATATTCAAACTATTTTACAGGGATATATTGATAATGATATGGATGTTACTATCCTAAAAAAATCTTTAGACTTAAATTGTATAGAATGTAAATAAAATGCCTGCTACAAAAAGACGTTCATGTTGTGAACGTCTTTCCTTTGACAATAGTATTGCAGTACTATTTGACTGATGGATTCTTAGGTTCTTTCGTTGTATGCGGCTTTTTTTTCAAATCGTCATCTCTTACAATTAATTCGTCAAGTCTGCAACCTAAAGCTTTGCAAATCAGGTCCAAATGGTCAAGATTTACTCGGTCATTTAACTCATGGTACAACTCATTAATTGTATTTGGGCGTATGCCTGTTTTTCTTGCTAAATCAGCCTGCGTCAAACGTCTTTCCCCAAGTCTTGTCGATAATAAAATCCTTATCATACGTCTTGCTCCTTCCGTTATAAGATAACACCATTGAAATTAAAATGGTGAATTTTGTTATTTTATAACGGAATATGATATAGAGATTGTATGGGATGTTGAATATAGGCGATATATAGCAAATTTTCCAACAAAAAAATTTTTTACAAAACAAATAAGCTTCTTGAAATTGATAATTCAAGAAGCTTATCTTGTGTCAATGCCCTATTTCGGGCTACTTTCATTTCTACTTGTAGGCTGGAAGAATGAAACAAATGAAATCGTAAATGTGTCAATGCCCTGTATCGGGCTTCTTTCAGTTCCACTAAAATGGTAATTACATTTTGGGCAGAAAATAAGCAGTGTGTCAATGCCCTTCTTCGGACTTCTTTCATTTCTACAATTAATGAAATTGTTTCAAGCAAAATTCTTGTTGTGTGTCAATGCCCTTCATCAGGCTTCTTTCATTTCTACCTGCAGGAAGATATAAAGTGTTCTTCATTGGAGATATGTGTCAATGCCCTTCATCGAGCCTCTTTCATTTCTACAGTATTTTAAAGTTGTCAACACTAGTACATACGAAAGGTGTCAATGCCCTGCATCGGGCTTCTTATATTTAGTATACTACTTTTTTGATTCTGTGAAAAGCTATTTCTAAAAATTTTGTTTCCCACCACCCAAAGAGGGAAGCAGGAAACATTTTTTCATTTGTGGCTATTTAATCAGCTTTCCACTTTTAAGCAGAGAAAGCAATCTGTTATTTTGGTCTGCACTACCTCTATAACCTGTAATCCTGTTTTTAGCTGCAATCTTTTGGCGATTTGCAAAAGAGCTTTCTATTCCCACAGCTTTCAATCCCTCTACAATACTAACACTATCACCTGTATAACGTGGATAGTAGCTTACCTGCGACTGTGGCTCCGGTTTTGGAGCTGGTGCAGAAGCCGTATATAATCCCCGAATATCCCCGTCATTCACATACAAGCCATTATCCAGCTTATATTTTGCCTGACCGCTTACAATCGCTGTGATTGTTCCATGCCCGCTGCCTCCAGTTGCGTACTGGATTCCGCATGGAAGTGTTGGCGCCGGATAAGAAGTTCCATATTCCACAGCCTGTCCAATAGAATATTTATGAACGGTCTGTGATGTTTGAGTGGCAGTAGCTACTATACTCCCTGTAATCCCTTTCACAATCGCCTGCGCGCATTTTTCTGCGTTCCAGCGGTCCGCATCATCTTTGTCGTCGACGAATGCGCACTCTATAATGATTGCCGGCGCCTTTGTATGCTTTAAGACATAATATCCCTGATTAGTTTTAAATCCCCTATTGGTAATTCCAAGGGCTGCCGCTATCTCTGCGCATATTCTTGTCCCAACATCTTTTGTGCCGTTATCATAGCCCCAGACTTCGACACCGCCTGTTCTGTCATCACCAGCAGTGTCCTCTCTTCCGGCATTAAGGTGGATAGAAACATCTAAATCTACTGTATGGGCGTTACATTTTGCCACAATAGCACTAAGATTCTCTCCTGCGGTTCTTCCGCTGTCGTCTGTACAGTCATAGACTGTGTGTCCTGCTGCTCTTAACAGTTCCACTACGCTATTCTTTACTTTTCTGTCCTCGGTCACTTCGTCTAAAATTCCGTTTGCGCCTCTGCAAATGAGGGAGTGCCCTGCATGAATGTTGTATGTACTCATATTATTTTTCCTCACTTTCCTGTTTTACAATAAAATTTTCCCATTTCTTATATGCATCAACATATGTTTCATTTTTGTCACCATTATATGTGATTTCATAATACATGCCATCGGAAACAGTTGTGCTTACTAATGCTTTATTATTTTGTAATGTCTTGCACGACCAGACAACAAAAACATCATCTTCTGTAATCTGCTTTTTATCTGTTTGGTCAACATTCGCATTAAAATAATTCACAATAATTTCTTTGCAAAGTTTTAAAAATTTATCATTGTCCATTATTATTCTGCCTCGCTTTCCTTATTTTCTTTTACTTCCGGCAGACCCGCCACAGAGGTAAGCAGGCTCGCAATTCCCGCCAGTGCTGCAGTTCCGATTACTGTTACCCAGTCTACCGCTGTTATGGTGGCGGCAGCAGGCAGCAGCGCAACCGCTGTCTGTGCCATGGTTTTTCCTGCTCTGATTCCGGCTGCTTTCAGCCACTTTTTTGTTTTTTCGCTTATCATAATTGATTCCTCCTTATCCTTTTATCTGTAATTCTTCTACTTCTTCCAGAAGATGTGTTACCATTCCATTTCCACCAAGCTCATGATATGCTTCATACATCTCTATAAAATTTTGCAGACCATGCTTTGTGATATAGTTTCTTTCTGTCCATTCCTTGTGATATTCAATCAACTTTGCACGAAGCATAAGCATAGTTCCTTTACTGTTTGCATCCCTGTCTTTCTTCTGTTGTTTTAACAGCCAGACAATATAGCCCAGAGCCATTGGAAGGACAATGGAATATGTCTGCATGAAAAATTCTTTCAACATGTTTCACCTCATTTCTATTTTTCTGCAATAAAAAAAGCCTTATGGCTTCCTTTGATTTTTATTTATTTGGTGCTCTTATGTTTTTCATATCAAATTTCCTTTTCAAAATTTTTTAATATCCTATTGCGAGCCAGTTTACTTTTATTGGATAATCTGCCAATACACTATTTCCATTTGCCACTCTAATACTTACATTATTAGTTGTCTGGCTGCCTATTGCAACAGTGGAAGTACATTCTATGCTGTTGTTATAGGTATGTATTTTTGTTACAAATACATATGGTACTGCATTAAATGTAATTGGAAATGTAACAATCCCCTGCCGAACATAACCATTTGCATTTGGGGGTTCATATAATCCCCAACATATTTTAAGCCCATTGGGAAGAATAAATTTTCCTGCTGTCGTCTGTTTTAAACTGTTATTTATGGTGTCAATATTATCCTTTAAGCTTTTTCCTGCTTTTGCGGATAAAGATATTGTACTGTCATTTGAAGTAAGGGAATCTGTAATCCCTCTCCATGTATTTGTGTCTGTTGGTGTTGCCCAAGTCCCATCTCCACGCAAAAATGATGCCTGTTTTCCGGCAGCTGGTGCTGGAACCAGTCCTGCTTTTCCGGCAGTACTTGCTGTTGCAGCAGTCATGTTGCTGTAAGTAGTATTATTATCGCTTCCCCAAACAGCGGTTCCATCTGCACTCCATCTTAAAATTTGCCCTGAAGAACCTCCTGAAGGGATATGCTTATTTCCTGCTGTTGTTGGATGGGTATAGTTGTTTGCATTTGTGGCTATCCCATCCAACTTTTTCTTATCCGCTGCACTTAATAAACCATTTGCAGACTGTGTAGCTGTACTGTAAGTAGTATTATTATCACTTCCCCATGCAGCAGTTCCATCTGCACTCCATCTTAATATCTGACCTGAAGAACCTCCTGACGGAATATGTTTATTTCCTGCTGTTGTTGGGTGAGCATAATTATTTGCATTTGATGCTATTCCTGCCAGTTTATTTTTCTCTGTTGTTGTATAATCGTTTGAAGAAAGTCCTTTTCCTGACTCTTTATCTACTTTATTACTTACTGTATTCCAAAGGGTCCTCTCAGCAGAGGTGATATGCTTTACAGCATCGCTTATATGGCTGTATGCTGCGTTCCAGCTATCCAGCAGTGCCTGTGTTATTTTATCCAGAACGCCTTTATTACTGTGTGTATGCTTCTTTGTATTGGCGTCATTCCAGTTTGTCCGTTCTGCTGAGGTGATATGTATTGTGCTATCTGCTGTATGTGTATCTAATGCTGTTTTGTCTGCCTTTTTTCCAATCGCTGCGTCTAATGCTACGGAAACATCTTTATTCGCCTGTATTGCGTCTGCTACCTCTTTCAGAGTGTCTAAAGTTTCTGGTGCTCCGCCAATCAAATCAGCTATCTTTTGGTCTGTATATCCCGTTGCCTGCCTATACGCAGAATCTGAATAATCCTTTGCATTATCAAGAGTTTCGTTCCACGTATCTTTTTCACCGTCTGTTACAAACCTATGTGTAGAATCCTGAACAATTATATTGGCAGGATGCGTATTTGGATGTACATAATTATTCGCCCCTTCTTCTATTCCTCCCAGTTTATCCTTTTCTTTTGTTGTATAATCATTAGCAGATAATCCTTTTCCTTCAATTTTATCCACTTTATCAGACACAGTATTCCATAACTTTCTTTCATCAGAAGTAATATGAATCACCTTGTCACGAATATGCCCTATCAAATCAGACACTGCTTTTTTTAACTTTCCAAATTCCTTAAAAATATTTCTCCCACTTTCCAGTTCTGAAAGTTCTTCTGCTTCATCATACTCAGGATATAGAACTTTTTGCATATCCTCCGCCAATGCATACGCTTCCATTTCCACATTAATTACAATATTCTCCACATTACTTACCTTAGTATAATATTCCTGTATAATTTCAACAGGATTATCCTTTGGAGGTAAATAATCAGCCTCTTTTGCAATCGCAATAGAATATAGTACCTCTTCCACATCTCCAGCTTTTTTTGCAATAATCCCTATTTCCTTCATCCGATATCCGACGTCTAATTCCTTATTTGTAATTAACGTCTTTAACAATACTTCGTTTTCATCGGAAATTAATCTGCTGCTAAATCCCACTTCCTGCCTTTTTTGTTTTAATTCGGTTCTTATTCTCAATGCCTCTGCAGTCTTTTCCTCCTCTTCATACTCCCCACTCCCTATCACCATTTTCACAAATTCTATTTTATAACCCTCAATAATACTGTCCGCCATAAGTTTAGCCCCCGCATCTGTCATAATTGCTACTTTAAAACTTGACATTATGTTCCCTCCCTAATTTTAACTGCCCTGCTTCTTGAACGTAAATATCCTCCAATATAAAGAATATCCCAACATCTCCTTGTCAGTTCAATCGCTTCCATATGAGACCTTGTATTTTTTACCTTTTTAATAATTTTTCCAAACTGCATGATATTTTCTTCTGTAATCAGCGTATCTGTTTTTATTTTAAAAAAATATGGCTCACCGCCATATTCAAACCATTCCAAAACTTCACCGCTGCCAAAAACCACAGTAACTAATTCTTCAACCGCTGCCGGCGTTCCGGCCGTCATGTACCAGATTAAAGAGTTCCTCACAAGCGCTCTTTTTGTATCTATATCCATACTGTCACTATAATATTGAGTCCGAAGCTCTTTCGACAAAAGGTCAAGAATTTTATCTGGCATAGTATCAACTTTACAATATACATAGCATAACTGTGTATATTTATATAAAAGCTGCGTACCTTCCCGAACCGCATAACTTACCGCTTGAACTGATGGGTCTTTTGTGATATTACTTGGCAGCAAATCTGCTATTTGTCCATCATAAAAACTAATCATTTTCAAGACCTCCATATCTTACATTTATATTTTTCAACACCGCCACTTCTATATCATCTAAAACAACAAATCTTGGTTCTGTCACCTCTATCCGTTTTACCCCTGCATTTTTTAAAAATTTTCTAAGTTCATCTGGGTTAATATCACGACCAATTTTACTGCTCTGCCAGAGCTTATAATCCTCCAGAGCTGCTTCTGCTTGCTCCTTAATCTGTACTGCGCTGCTACTATCGCTTGTATTAATATAATAAGTTAAATCTATATTATATTCCACGATATCCGGCGCCGCTATTATAACATTATCCGTAAGTGGTCGTTTGCTGCGCTGCCGCAAATATTCTGTCATTCCAGCAATCATAGCCGCATCTGGTATAGAACCATTATTTAAAATAAAGCGTATATCTACAACACCCGGCGCTGGACTGGTAGGTAATACATCTCCTACCCTCTGGTCATAATTTTTGGCCCAATATATATAGGCATCATCTGGTCCCGCCGTTGAATAACTGGAAGGCGCTAAAAAAACTCTTTCTGCTATACTTTGGTCGCTTTCTTTCCCTGTCCCTCCTGAACTTGTTTCTGTATTAGATACGCTTTCAATAAATCCTATTGGGTCTACCAAAATAGTAAGTTCTCCCGCCATAAATCCATTTCCGATTTCTCCGGTTTCTGTGCATGTCATCATTACTGTTGTTTCTACTTTTCCGACTGGTATTTCATTATATTCTGTTGTTTCAAAATAAACATCATAGGCGGCTGTCACTCTGCTTCCTGCTGGAATAGAAGTTGCAGCCTCTCTTGCACCCGCAAGCCGAAAGCATACAGGAACAGTTGCTTTTTTTGGCTCATTCTCAGTTACATTTTTAAGGGCAGCTAAATTTTTCAAATAATCTCCATACGCATATTTTAAAAAATTCATTTTGCCAGCCTTATCTATATTTTGTAGCCCCTGATAAATTACCTGTGCGCATGAAAGCAATATCAGGCGGTTTGGGTCTGCTCTGGATAAAGTAATTTTCTTTCCAGTAATTGTTTTATATTTTTCCTGAAAAGAATTAATTAAAAGAACCTGTACATCTTCTAATGTCTTATTATCAATAAAACTAATGTCTGGTAAGTTATCTATATTTTCTAAATAATCCGACATATTCCGCCTCCTTATTCTTCATAGGTTCTACTTGGCGCAATACAAACAAAAGCTTTGTTGCTTCCATCTTTTTCATACGAAAAAGAAAAATCCTTTACTTCCACCCTCGGTTCATAAAGAGAAACTTTTTCTATAATCTCTAAAGCAAGCTGATTTTGCGCCACAGGACCGGGCATACCTACAAATTCCTGATTTAAACCAAAAGAACGGTCTCCGGGACAGCTCCCTTCTGATGTGCTAAAAAGAGTTTCTATATTTCTTTTTATTTCTTCTATGATTTCTGCATTTTCATAATCAAAATTAATCAAATTCACATCCACATTTATCATATATTTCCCTCTTTACACTGGGTACTCTTCTAAAGTAATTGTGATTGTTGCCCTTACAAGTTCCCCCTTATTAAAAATTTCATTCCATGTTTCACTTGCCGAAGTTACTACATATTTACCATTTCCCACCTTTTGTCCTCCGATTACCAGATAAGCAGGCGTCCCTGTGATAAGACTGTTTTCTATATTGGCGAGTGTTCTTCGGGGTTTAATTCCATGTCTGGCATCAAGTGTAACTGAAAATGTAACTTTATCCGTATCCGGTCCTAAAAACTGCTTTAATGGCTTTTTGCCAATTCTGGCATGTACTGCCCAGCGCGAAGATACTTCCCGTTTAAAATCAGAAAAATTTAAAATCCTGCTATCACTTGTTTCAAAAGTAATCATACTTCCTAAATTTCCTATTTGCATATTCTTACCTATATCCCTTAATTCATCTTATCTATTATCTGGTTCAGCATAATATTTCCTTTTTCACTTAGAAACTGGATATTATCTGCTTTTATTACAAGATTTCTGCTTTCATCATCATATTGTATATAAGCCATATTTTTTGTATTGCTTAATTCTTTTCGATAAACGCCTTTCCCTGATACAACTGATTTATGATTTTTATTCCAATAACCGCCCAAAACAATTCCAGCTTCATTTCCATTACTTAAATGAGCTACTAAAACATACTGTCCAATATCCGGCATTTTATATTCATCATTCAGGCTTAAATATGGCAAAGGCTTTGATACTGTTCCATCTCTGTCGGTATATAAGACTTTTATCATTCCATTTGCATAATCTATGCTAGAAACCTGTCCGATTCGTATTTCTCCCATATATACCCTCCTACGCTTTTGTCAGGCTTCCTTTTTCACACCATCCATATCGTGTACCGCCCTGACGTTTAGCTACTCCATATTGATACTTATATCCGTTTCCTAAAATCTGGGTAATATACATTGTCATATTTTTACATACATTATACCTACCTCCATTTCCGGCATAATACGCATTTCCGTTTACAATTACTTTATCTCCAGCCGCCAGTGTTTCAGGCTGTGCTTCTGTTTTTAAAGCTGAATATGTAGTTACTGCTTTGATTTTTGGCTGGATTTTGTGCATTTCAAGCTCCATTGTATAAGCTCCGTCGGCTTCTATATTATGGGTTACTTTATCAACAAAAAATTTTCCATTTAAGTTATAAGCTCCGCATAATTCAACGCAAACGCCAGAAACAATTTTAAGATTGGCTCTGATAGTCGCTGTCATAGTGACAGCGCTGCGGTTTTCTTTATTTACTATTGCACAGGCTTTCAGTTGTGCGTCTGCCAGATTATCCACTTTTTCATTTATATTAAGGTTTCTTTCCCCTGAACCTACTGTTAATGTCAGCTCTTCATCTTCATCGCCATTCGTATATTTAATCGTTGCCCCTGTATAAGTACCTGTGAGTGTTGTATTATAATTCCATGCTTCAAAATCATTTATATGGTATATTTCAACTGCCGGCTTATTTTCATAAGTGTCAATATCATATATAATGATTCTTCCATAATAAATTTTTATATATAAACCATACTCCTCACAGATTTTATTTAAAAAACTGCAATCCGTTTCCCCACTCTGCTCTGCGCTTGCTATATTAATTATTTTGGCATCGTAATAAAGAGATAAATTATAGCGCCCTGCGATACGCTGCGCTATTTCTTTTACACTTACATTTTCCCATGTATAACTTCTCTCTGTACATCGAAATGCCTGACCTTCCGGAACAGAAACGCCATTAATTGTACATACCAATGTAGGGCCGCTGTAACTTAAATCATCACAGCAAAATTTACCGCATGTAAAATTTTTGTCTTTTCCTGCTCCTTCCCAATTAAATACTCTGATTACAGCTTCTAATTTATCTCCTTTATTTGGCATCCATAAATTAGCCCATCGCAAATCTTTATTACATACCTTTAGGCTTATTGCATCTGATTCACCAGTCGCTGCATCTACATAAGAAAAACTTTCTTGATAATCAGCCATAATACTAGGTGTTCTTTGAGATTGCCCCTTTGGAACATAAACTATATCTACTTGAGCTTTTCTTGGTATTTCCAGACTCATAATAATACCTCGTATCAATCATAAGGGTCAGTTTTACTATCAATTATATTATTTCGCCAAGGCGGTAACTCTCCATCCAGTTCTTCCGGCAATGCTGGAGTATTTAGAATGGTTCCTGATGAAAAAACAAGAATATCAAGGCAAGCATAGTTATTTTGCATTAAATAAGAAGCATGGCGCTCTTCTCCATATACCTTCAAAGCGATGTTATCCCATGTATCGCCCTGTTTTGTCGTATAAGTTTTTCTTTCCTCCATAAACTGTCTCCTTAGAAATTTTTAAAATCTAACTCTGCCATTGTCTTTAAAAAATTGTTTTAGCATTTTATTAAATTCTGACTGGCTTAGTTTTTCCGCCTCAACTGCATCCTGTTTTGTAGCGCTTCCCAAAAGATTATAAACTGGCGCATATGTAATATTAGGGCCAGTTGCTGCCGCTATTTTTGGCATATTCTCTTGGTCTGCTCCGGTTCCAATTCCTTTTAATTTTTCTAAAAGTATATCAACAATAGAGCTTCTGCCACCTGAAGAAATTGTTTCGTTTAAGATATCTTTCATTTTTGTCCATAAAGTGTCAAGAGGCAGAATCGCTTCTGGTCCTGCTTCGCCTACTCCCTGCAAGCCTGCCGACGTATTAAATAAAGTTGGCTTATCAAAGACACCTCCTTTTGCGTTCCAATTAACTTGAAATTGCGGAAGGCTTATTTTTCCATTATCACCATAAGGTTCTATTTGATAAGTTGTTGTAATAATAGGAATTTTTGGTTTTGGAATTACAATCGATAAATTTTCAAAAGCTGTTTTTATTGCGAGAGCAGCTTCTTGAGCCTTTGATTGTATAATATTAACCAAATTGCTCATAGCACTATTCGCATTGCTCTGTACTGTATTCCATCCATTATCCAAAGCTCCGTTTATATCATTTGCCATAGCTGCCGCTGTTGTTGTTACTGTTGCAGCACCATTTGAAATTTCATTTCCTAAAGCTGTTGTTCCAGCCATTCCGGCAGTTGTAAAATTTTTTTCAATCCCCATTGTATCAATCATTATTTTAGAACTGTCAAATGTATAAGCACTCATACTGTTATCTAAACTCGTCATAAATGCAGTCCCACTTTCTGTTCCAACATTACTTAAATTTTGGGTAAAAGTACTGTTATTAAATGCCGAGGTATCAAGTGTAAAACTTGACAATCCGTTTGCAAGTGCCGCTGTATATGTTTGCGCTCCAGTGGTTCCTGCATTTGCAGCACTTGTATGGTCCAATGTGCTAAATGCCACAGACGAAAGATTATTTGCCGCTGTTGTCGCTGCCGTTGTACTACTTTCAATCCCTGCCGCATAGCTTTCGTCATCTCCAAAAATCCAGTTTTTAAAATCTGTCCATAATCCTTTTACAGAATCTATAAGGCCCGTAAAAGCACTGATAAATCCGTCTTTAATCCCTGACAATATATCTTTTCCGACTTGAAGCCAATCTGTTGAAAAAATAGCATCTATAATTGCAAGCGGAATATGTAATACAAAGGCTATCAACGACGGTATTGATTTTATCAATCCTTCCAACAGCGAAGCTATAATTTTCATACCTCCTGCAATAATATTTGGCAGTCCAGTAATCAATCCCTGTAACCATGCAAAAATTAATTGTATACCACATCGTAAAACGTTTGGAAGCATTTGAATCAATCCCTGAATCAGACCTGAAATCATATTAATTCCTGCCTGAACAATCTCTGGCAACATTCCAGCAATGCTTTGTATGAGAGATACAATAAGTTCTACTCCTGTTTGTATAAGATTTGGCAGCATTTGCACGATACCTTGTATTAATGCGGTCACAGTTTGAATTGCTGTATTTAGAACCTCTGGCAGCATTTGCACAATACCTTGTATAAACGATTTTATAATTTTTACTCCACTTGAAAAAATTTCTGGTAATTTAGAAATAATTCCCTGCATCAAGTTTATTACTAGATTAATTCCTGCCTGAATCATTTCCGGCAGCATTCCCAAAATACTTTGTACTAAATTCTGTATTAATTGTATTCCAGCGTTTACTATATCCGGCATTGTTCCCATAATCCCATGTACTAAGGATAAAACAAGCTCTGCCCCCATTTGTATAATATCGGGCAACATTTTTATGGCTCCCTGTATCAAAGACAGGATAAGTTCTGCTCCCATTTGTATAATATCAGGCAGCATTTTTACAATGCTGTTAATAAGAATTTCTATCATTTGAGTAATTGTATGAATAATTTGAGGTATATTTTTTACAATCCCTTTTATCAAACTTACAACTATCTGCAGCGCCATTTCCGCAACACGCGGGAGCATAGATATAATACCCATACTTAAACTATTTATAAGCTGTACCGCCGCATTTAATAGTTCCGGGGCATTATTTAATATACTATTTACAAAAGTTTGTACTAATGTAATGGCTGTTGTTACAATAGAAGGCAATCTTTTCATAATTCCCTTTACAAAATTTGTAACAGCCTGCGTCCCGCTGCTAATAATTTGTGGTAATTGTCTTGTTATACTTTGGGCAAATTGTGTTATAATATCAATTCCTGCAAAAATAACCTGTGGAACCAAAGTAAACAACCCTTCCACAAAAATAGAAATAACCTCTGCTGCTGAATCTGCAAGTGTTTTCGAATTGTCCGTTATCCCTACAATAAAATTTTTCAAAAGGTCCACACCCAGATTGATTACTTTCGGAGCATAATCTGCTATTACATTCACAACTTCTGAAAGGCAATCCCCTACTGCGCTAATCATACCACTCATTCCGCCTTCTTTGTATGTTTCAGAAAGTTGTTTGACCATATCTGTCGCCAATCCTGTCATTTTCCGAAGTGGTCCATTCAAATCTTTATAAATACTAATCCCTAAATCTGAAAGCCCTGATTTTAGAATATCAATATCACCATTTAGATTGTCAAGCTGAATGGCATACATGTTTTCACAAGCCCCTGCGCTATTTTCGATTACTGCACTTAATTCTTCAAATCTATTTCCTGTACCTTTAAGGACAGATTGTAAACCCGAATATAAAATAACTGATTGTTCGCCTGCCATGCCAAATTGCTTTAACATTTCTGCGGAAAACTCTTCTTGTGTTGTCATTATGTCAAAATTATCCGCCATTTCCTGCAAATTAATGCCAAGTGCGGCCAGGCTGGTTCCTGATTCTGCCAATGAGGCATCCATAACCGTTCCAAGTGACTGTACAGAATCTGCGGTTGCTGAAAGCATTGCTCTTGCAGAAGCAAGGTCAGTCAGCTTAAAAATTGTTGATAATGTATTGTTTACCTCTTCTGCGCTTGCTCCTGCCATTGCCCTGTTCAAATCTCCAAACACATCTCCAAGGCTTCGCATATTTCCTTCCGCATCGTAGGCTTTTAATCCCATATCTTCAAACATCTCTGCTGCCGCATCATTTCTAGGGCTTTGCAAAGAAAGAATCATATTCCTTAAATGTGTGCCTCCTTCTGAAGCTTTTATTCCATTATCTGCTAATATTCCAAGAGCAGCGTTTAATTCTGTTGTTCCTCCGGCAAGCCCTTGAGCAGTTCCACCGACTGTTAATATAGCCTCTCCAAGCTGTGCAACACTAGTATTGGATTTACTTGCGGTCTGTGCCATTTTATCTGCAAAACTTGTTAAATTTTCTTCTGTCGCTTCAATCCCAAGAGCAGACATACTATCCGTCACCATATCACTAGCTGCTGCAAGCTCCATGGCTCCTGCCCCTGCAAGTTTTAAAACCGTTGGAAGTGCTGTTGCTGCCTTATCTGCATCATAACCTGCAAGGGCTAAATAATTTAAAGCCTCGGCTGCTTCCGTTGCTGAAAACGCCGTACTTGCTCCGCAGTCTCTGGCCGCATTTTCCAATGTTTCAAAAGCCTTCTGTCCATTCTCAGTAGTCTTATCAATCAGCATAGTTGCGGCGACCTGACTCATAGCCCCTTCAAATTCTCTTCCTGTATTTATAGCAGCTATGCCTATTCCGCCAACTGCGGCAGCAGCGGCAGCGGTGGCAGCTCCTACCGCTTTTGTGATTCCGCCAAGTCCTTTTGTTGCCTGCCCCAGCGCATTCTTAAATGAGTTTTCAACTTTTCCCGCTATTTTTATAGCAATTTCCATCTCTTTACTTCTTGCCATAGATGTCTGCCACCTCCTTTGCTATTTCTATTAATTCAAAAACGGACAGATTCTCTAATGTATCTAAGCCTGTCCGCAAAATAATTGATAGGTGTATTGTTAATTTTCGAATATTAGAACCGTCTGTCCATTTTAATTTTCGCCGTACAAAAAATTTGTTACGCATCTTTTTATTTTAATAGCGTCTCTTGGCGGTAATGCCTTAAAAAATTCTACCGGCTGTCCTGAAGCTCTTGCTGAAATCAGGCAGGCATATTCCAAGCTCATTTCAGGCAGCGTATTTACTGTCCCACCACGCTCAATAACTTTGTTTACTGCAATCATATCAGCCGCGCTCAAGTTCTCTAAACCGGTTAAATCTACACTATCGTAGCTAACTCCCTCAAATATAAAGGGATGCTTAAATACTACTAAATAAGGATTCTCCTCTTCCTCCTGAGTATTCTCTGTCAAAGTTACAGGAAATTCCTGTTCTATCGTTTTGTCTAACTTTTCTTCCTTGTTCATTAACACATTTTCCTCACTTTCTCTAATAAATCTTTTCCATGCACTTTATAAACAAAATTAAGTTTATCAAGTTCAATCTCTGTCACATTTCCAATTTCAATTAAAATATAAAGAACTTCCAGTTTAATACTGCTTCCTGTTCCGCTTCCCTGTTTCGCTTTGCCTCCGGTAATGCCTTTATTTTTTCCACGAACTACAATACGCATAGGCTTCATAGCCGTTGCACCTGTACTGTTTATTGTATATTGAATGGAACCTCTCAGGGTAATTGTTACTGAAGAAATATCATCTGAAAGGACAAATAAATCCCCATCCATAGTTCTAAATGGAATCTCCATTTCCATACTCTGAAAATGTCCAAGTGTCGGGTCATCAATCTCCCCTAAAATTCCCGGTCCGCTTAAAGTTTCTGTCAGGGATTCAAAATCGGGCAGAGTTACTTCCTCGGAAATACCTATCAGCTTTTTCCCGTCTTTATAAACATTAAAGGAATTTATCTTTGAAGGAATATTATACATACTACTCTGCACCTCCTAACGCTGCTTCTAATATTGTTGGGTCAAACTCTAGCACATTTAAAATATCTTCCGCCGGAGTATACGGTGCAAGATATTGATGAAACTGGATTTTTCCATTTAAAATCTCTGAAACTGGATTTTCCTCTTCGCTGTAAGTAATCCTTGCGCCTGCGCACTTACCCTGCGCCATATAAGAATTTCCCCGGATATTTTCCGCATCACAGATAGCTTGAATAAGCCTTGTATCTATCAAATCGTCTACTTTTTGGAAATAGCTCAAAATGAAACTATTTCCCCACCAGCTAAAAAATCTGCGGCAGCAAAACCAACGGTCTTTTGGGTCTGTTGTCATTGGGTACGCAGCGCTGTTATTTCCCCATGAACGAAAACCATTAAAATTAACAGCAGTAACCACCCCGAAGCTATTAACTATATTGGCCTGTTCTTGGTCTATTACAATCTCGCTGTTTTCTTCATCATCAAGACAAAGACCTGTAATCGGCAGGGCTTTATTGCTAATGCTTAAATTAGGCACATCATCATTGCTTGTATCTATGTAAGCAATTAACGCTGAATAAACTGCGCTGTAATAGTATACTTCATTTCCGATTCTTACTTTTGGCCATACCGGCTGCAAATGCTCACTGACAAAACCGGAACGCTCTTTTACAGCCTTTACATCCGTATATTTTACTGCCCCGTCTTTTGTACTGTCCAAATCAGTGATACACTCGCAAGTGAAAACACCGTTAATTTTAAGGCATTTCGCCGCCATAACTGAAGCCACCGCGGGGTCCTTGGAATATCCGGGACAGGTAATAATTCCGGGAACTATGCCAAAAAGCGGGTATACATGGCGTATAAGTTCTAAACCGCTTTCTTTTCCAGTGCTTACATTATATCCTCCAATAATATCTGCACTTGTTACTTTAGAAGGGGCAATTTTATCACCAGAAATACTTAAACTTGCTGCGGTGTTTCCAGCCCCATTTTCAAGCAGGGTAATAATAGCATAGCCGTCGTCATTAAAACTGGTAACATAATCTACATCTGCCTGCAGAATAGTTTCTCCATTCTCTACAACAAGCGTATCAAGCAAAATCCCTTCAATCGGTACAATTACCTGCAGAGCGTCTACGGAATAACTGCTTTTTGTTATTGATTCTTTGTGCTTTTTAGGGTCTAAAACATTAATTAAAGCAATCGGCGCAACACTGAATTTTGTAAAAGTCGCGCTTATACTCTGATTTAAGCTATAATCCTTTAAATTTTTAGAATATCCTATGGCTGCGCTTGCTTCCGATAAGTTATAAGCAAGTTTTACTATGTTAGTAGCATTATAGGGGTCCTCTGCCAAATTTACAGGCGAAACACCTACTACTACCTGAAACGCCGCTGTACCGACAATCGGAGCCGCCAAGCTGGTTGGATTTTCTAAAATTCTTATTCCATGATTGTATGGCATCTCTTTCTCTCCTTTTCTGTTTATTTTTTGCTGGCTTTTTGATAGAGAATATTTAAAACGCTTCCCTCTTTTGCCAATTCTATGTTTGCCTGTGCCAATTTCTCAACTGGCACAATCAGCGAACGAAAAAACGGCTGCTCCTGAATTTTTTTCTTTAAAACATCTGGCAGACCGTTATTAAATACTGTATATTGCTTTGCCCCGGAAATATCCGGACCAATATATACTACTGTTTCCTGCTTTTGCATTTCTTCTTTTACTGGCGCTTTCTTTGTTAGTTGTATTTTTTTCTCTGCATCGCTCATGAATATTTGTCCTCCCTTCTAATTCCTGCAATTTCAAAAGTTAAACTCATACCTCCAAAATAGAAGGGATAAGTTTCTTCATCTTGTAAAGTCCATAAAATAGGATATTGAATTGTATATTTTCCATTTAATACAGGCGCTTTCGCAAACCTTTCATAGATTTTAGATATAATGTTTAAAATATCTTTATTTCCTTGCTTATCATAATCTTGTTCGTATGTACCTATCAACAAGGTAATATTCACTATCTGGGCGCTGTCCTCATCCTTTATCTCTCCGTCGTTAATACGGATAATAATATACGGATAGGGGTCAGGTGTCGTCTGCTCATCAATCAAACCATTTTCTAAAAGTTCAGGCGGTATATCCTGCGGATTTGCTGATTCCGGCATTGGTAAAAACTGCTCAAAAATATTTATGGTGCTTGTTTTATCCTGCGGATTTTTCAGTTGAAAATCTACAAAAATTTTTTTTAATTCATCTGCTAACTCACTTTGTAAAAATGCAGCAACCATATCATCCCTCCAATATCTTTCTTACTTGAATTTCTACATTCTGTTTAAAATTCTGCATAATATGAGGTTTTACTACACCATACACTCGCCTTTCATTTCCTAACATTATAGGAATTGAATTAGCAGAAAATGTTTTAATGGGGGTTCTTTTCTCACTTCTACGCTGAACAACTGCAACATAGCCACTGGAAAATTTTGTAACAAAGGCTTTTAATTTACCCATTTCTAAAGATTTCATACTTCTTGATTTTAATACTTTTGCTTTTACTACCTCTGGACGTTTTTTCCCCGTTTGCATTTTAGCCGGGCTAACTTTAAAATCTTTCAGCCCCATAACCTTTCCTGTTGCCTGTATTGTTGCCTCTAATCTTGTTGGAGTAGCATTTTTAATTTTCATAGCCTTATTAAATCGCCCTGTTTTAACCGTATAAGTTTTTTGTGCCTCTGTTGATAAATCTTTTCTAGCTTGTTTAGCTGTTTGATTGATTGCATTTTTTAATGCTTTTGGAGCCTCGCTTTTCATTTGCCCTAATTTTCTTTCAACTTGGGCCAGTATATTTTCATCATAATTTATTTCTATCAACTTTTATTTGCCTCCAAATGAAGAGAATATATTCCACCCTCGTTTATACTATCAGAAATAATAAAAGTCGCATTGTCTATTCTGACAGGCTTGCCTACTCCCGGAAGCGGCCCAAAATCTAAAGCATTAACATATATAAGTGTCTGTTTTTTATATATACCATCCATATGACTTTTCATCCGCTTCTCTCGTTCTGTAAGCTCATTATCATCAATAACAATGAACATCTTTTTACCATTTACTATATGTTCCTCTCCAAATTCTTCAGGATTAAGAAATACAGTTTTTGCGTCCTGACGTAAAATTTCTTTAAAAGTCATACTACGCATTAGATTTTCTCCTTCCCCTAGCGGGTTCCGGTTTTGCGCCTCTGATTTCCCTAGCTGGCGGTTTTCCTATCAAATCCTGCTCTGGTCCGGCAGAAGGATATGCATTACCAGAAAGACCCATCGAAGCTGACGCTGGTCTTACTTTTGCTTCTTGTTTCTTTGGTTCTTCGTTATCCCGCCATATGGCAGCACCATTACAAAGCCATATATCTACAAGCACGGAATTATGAATTGGCAGCTTATCCCCCGGCTTGTAATTCTGATTTCCAAAAAGAATTGACGAAACCGCTATAAGTTCTTTCATTATCCTGCCAATTTTACAAGCGCAACCATATCATCTGCCGCTGCTGCCTGCACTGTATAGCCCGCCAAAGGATATGCAACCGGATTCTCTGCTGCCCCATCATTTTTTGCTGCCGTAACACCTGAACCATCAAAATATACATTTATTCCCATTTCAAGCGCCTGCTTTTCTGCTTTTGGTATTTCAAAAACACCCGTTACATGAAGTACGCCTGTTTCACCGGGAAGAATATGCGTTCCGGCAATACCTATATGAGTGCCAAAAACAATTACTGTATTTGCTTCAATTGTTTCTGTGCTTGTATTTGTATAATCAAGAGTTTCTCCTCTCTGCCAATAAGTAGCTTTACTCATATGCCTTCTCTCCTTTCTTATGCTGCAATTTTTTCTCCCGGATTCTTTGCAATGCCTCTAAAATCTCTTACAGCAATGCCCCAATCCAAATAAATATCCCACTGAAAACCTAATACACCCGGTGTTTCCATACGTCTTACCGTCGGCGTTTCCTGACCGTTTAAGTAATCAACTTGGATATGTTTTGCGCTGGCGGTATTGGCAACCATAAACCACGGTACGGCGTTCTCGCCTGCCAAAGCATTTAACACCGGGGTCTGAATTATGTTAATTGGATAATTATAAAGCGGATTAATATCGTTATTGTTACTTCCTACTACCTGTGCACTATGAAGAATAACAGCAAGCTCAAACTCATATCCAACCGGCACAATAATATGTTGAGGCGTAATATAAACCGCTTCCCCAAACTGGTCTTTCTGATGCTGCATTTGCAAAATAATAGACTGAATAGAAGCCTGCGAAGGCTTGGAACCAATCCTAACAAGATTACCATGCTTTGCATCGAACAAGTTTACACCGTCAAAAATTTTGCCATTATTATAAAGCAAACTGTACACTTGTTTATCAATGGTTTTCTTAGCCGCTTGTGCGTAAAGCCCCGGAACTTCTGTCAAAAATCCAATATCGTCATTGATAAACGCCTGACGTGTCATGCTGAATGTTCGACCATAGGTATCTAGTTTACGATTTGGCAACAATTCCGTTTTTGGAATATCCGGCTTTAATTCACCGTTTTCAGGAACCAGAAGAAAATCTCCCATTCCGCCGATTACATATTCATGGTCTGCTGTCTGCTTAAAATCTTTTAGGCTCCCTTTTGTAGTCCATGCCTGAAAAGTAGTCGGCACTGCATTATAAAGCTGTACAATACTTTTACGGATTGTGTTGTCAAGAATTGCTGGAAAAGCTGCTGTAGGATTATAAAACTGACGGCAAAGTTCGCCATACATATCATCTGGTTGCATCCTTAAAAGCGTTCTGACATCACGTCCGTCGCGGCTCAAGCATTCAATCGCCAAGTCTCTAAGGCTCATGGCACGAAGCTCATTCGCTCCTTCTGCCGGAGTTTCCACAGATACACCTGCTCTCATCATAAGCGCATCTGTTGCCCTTTCCCGAAATGTATCGCCTTCATCTCTTGTAACCTGTACATTTACTGGAGAGCTGCTCTGCTTCATGCTTTCGAGGATTGCGCCGCGCACCTGCTCTACGGTCGAACCATTACGAATGTGTTCTGACGGGTCAATATTAAAATCACGGCACAGTGCCATAATTTCTGTCGCGCGGTTCCGTTCCTCCATAGTTTCATTTTTTTGCGCTTCTGACGAAGCTGTTGGTATTGATGACTGTGCTTCTGGCGGCGCCATATTTGCTCCCGCATTTCCTGCAAGTCCTCTTTCCTGCGCTTCTATTTCTGCATCTGCCTGTTCGATTTGACGCTGATATTCATTAAATGCTGCCTGTTCTTCTGCTGTCAGCGCACGATTGCCCTCTGCCTTTGCAGTGTTTACAAGCGCCTGTTGTTTCAGCATAGCGGCTTCTCGTCTCTGTTTTGGTGTCATTTTTTTATACCTCCTAATTTTTATTTTTATTTATTTGAAGTTGTGCTTCAAAACAAGTTAATGTTTTAGATTTATGGGATTTCTGTTCTTCTAAATCGCGGCCCACTCCCACAGTAGCGTCTGCTGGCACACTTACAATACTTACCTCATAAGGCGCCCATTGTCTTGCGACGTCGCAAGGTCCAATAAATCTTCCATCTATTGATGTTTTATTTTGCATTACCTCTTCAATAATACCTATTTTATATCCTATGGAAACGCCCTTCAGCGTTCCGCTTTTCACTTTCTGAAAAATAATTTCGCTTTCATCATCTTTGTCAAACTCAATTTCTGCCATACCACGCTGATTTTCAACCCATGCTCTGTTTATTTTTCCTATTACTTTATCACGGTTATGGTTATATAATAAAACTCCTATGGTGTTTAGACGGGTCAGGTCAACCGCTGCCGGATTATGGTCTAAAATTTCTTTGCCCCAATAACGCTCATAAGGTTCCTCCGAAGAAAATGAAAGCATAAATTTTCTTTCGTTTCCTTCCCCTTCCATTGCCCGTATATAGGAAGAATTAAATGCTCTTATCTGGTTTTTGTTTGTTTTGCCGTCCGCTGTCTGGCTGTTCTGCTGATTCATTTCCCTCGTTTGCAGATATGTCTGATACTGCTGGCAAATTTGATTTCGGTTTATTGTCTGCTGGTGTAAGTTCTGATTCTGTTTTATCAAAAATAATACCTCCTATCTCTAGCCCCTTTTTTCTTGCATATTTTATAACAGCGATTGTTTCATCTATCTGCTCTTTCCAATCTTTTCCGTTTTCCGCCGCTATCTGCTGATATGTTTTTTGTCCTGTTTGCAAGGCGATTTTTGTAGCGTTCGCTTCCTTCACAGGGTCAATCCACGGTTTCGGCGACGCTACCCATTCATGTTTGAGATATTTTGTTTTATTTTCCCAAAATCCGGGAATAGGAAACAATCCACAGAGAACCCCTGAAATAATAAAAGTTTCATATACCTCATCCATAATAACCTCTTTTAAAAGTTCTATGTCTTCTATGTAAGTCTGCCCGTCTTCAATAATTTCCTGTCTGGCGCTGCTGTAATTGCTCTGGCTCATATCCCTGCTGGTTGCTTCATAGCTTAGTCCCTGTCCGGCTCCTATAAGCCGCTGTTGTAATTTGATATAACTTGCGGCATCGGTTGCCTGTCCAGTTGGATTCACCACTTGAATTTCGTCTCCAGCATTTAGTTCTTTAATCATGCCGGGACTTATCCTTTTTCCTTCATAATCTTCCCGCGGTCCATCAGTAATATTTACTCTTCCAAAACCTCCTGTTGTTGGAATAACTTTTTTAATGAAAACAGCAAGGCACGCAGCTATACGTTCTTTTACACTGACTGCAGTCATAAATTCGTTTGCGTCCCTTACTCTTGTAATAGTATGCGCTAAATCGCTCATTTCCCGTATCTGTGAAGGTCTATCTTTGGAAAAATAATAAATAATATCTTTGGAGGGAACATATACGGAATCCATTTGCCCAAAGCCGTCTATGTTATATTGCAAAATCCAATACCCAACAGGCTTATTATAACTATTAAACTCAATCCCTCCAATAACCCGACAGTCTGAATTATGCGGCGCCACTCTTCCAGTATCTAACTCGTCAACCTCCAGAGCCTGCAATTTAAAGGGCAGCAACCCGCCGCTGGTATAACACTTCTTAAAAAGGATTCCACCGTCTACTTTTTTTCGACGCTCCGCCATTCTAAGCATCTGATTGAAACTTTGCGTTTCTGTAATATCGCAGTTTTTCCGTTTACACCATTCTTTCCATACTTCCTGTATTTGTTTATTAAGTGCCTCATTGTCTGTTCTAGCCCGAAGCGTCCAGCCATGCCCTACTACATTTCGGCGGTATGCCCCTATCACAGAATTTGCCATATCGCTGTTTCGTTCAAGGTCGCGTGCCCTTGCTCTTATTACATCCCGGCTGTATCTGTCCGTCTGCTCTGCACTTTGGTTGTAAGCTATCCATCCAGCATTTAAACGGTCATAATTTCCTGCATCATAATTGCGTTGTTCATCTAAATACTGTCTCCACGCTTCCCGTTTGGCTGCGGCTGACGGGGAAATAAAACCAATAATATTATCTAACCAATTCATTTTTCCTCCCTAGCGCCCATCAAAAATAGATACAAAACAATCATCCAGAAGTCCCTGCGTACCTTTGGCAACTTGCGCCATTAAATCATTTTTAATATCATAAAGGGTTTTCAAATCTGCCCTAGTCAATTTCCGCGAACCAATCTGATATGCCTGCCCGCCTATTGCGATTTGATAAATTGCTACATTTATCTGCTCAAGAAGCTCCTCTTGTGTCATATTTTCCACACTATTTTCTCCTTCCTACAACCAATTTTCATTTTGATTAATCCAGTCCTCTTCTGGCGTATATTGTTCCCTCTTTTCTGTCGGCGTTTCTGGTGTATTCTGCAAATAAAGCCCCCGCAGACCAAGTGTATCTGCTGCCGCCATAGCGTAACATTCACAATCTAAATAATGATTTTGTGCATGGCTGTGTTTTGGAACCCATTCTAACCTTATTTTTCCATTTCCAGATTTTATGTTAATTTTGTGCTCTGATGTAACCTGCTCTGCATATTCTAAATCACAACCCTTGTACACCATCCAACTTCCGCGCCCATTCTCCTTGTGAAGCCGTCCTGCAATCATATCCTTATATTTTCCTCCGTCTACCATAACAAGATTCATACCATATGCTTTTGAATAATCTTTATTTACAGTGCTGATTAAAAAATGGCTTTTCATATGATTGCTGGAACCCTTGCATGGAAGCGCCCAGTCTGAATTATATGCGCAAAAATCATATACGCTGTCCGCATCATATCCTGAATCAATCAGGCAGAGACTGACAACCATAGGATTTCTGTCTTCAGTCATATATTGCAAATTCATTATATTTTCAATTTCTTTAAAATCATACGCCTGCCCATGTGCAATATTCTGGCTTGTAATAAAATCCCCCCACGCCCGTATTGTCCAATACAAACAATTCTGCTGCACATCAACGCCGCCCGTAAGGAGTTTCGCCCAAGCCGGAACAATAAATTCCGTGAGTTCTGTCTGTCTTTCTAATACAAGTTCCGCGCTGGTTTTCAGTTTTGTATCTTCCCACGGTTCCGCAAGCCATGAATTTACAAAATTTTGCAATTTCTCTGGGTCGCTTTTGCTTTCCATAAACTCCTTTGCAATCTCTGAAAAACGGACAAATGGACTGTAAAGCGTATTAATCCAGAAACAGACCTTTTTCACAAAACGTGTCTGCTTTCGTACAACTTCCCAACGGCCTTTTTTGATTGCTGTTTGTTTCTGCGCATCACTGATAACGCATCCGCACTCCTGACATACATAAAAAGCAAACTCTGCGCGGTCGGCATTGCTTAAATTTTCATCTGCAATTTCTAATGAATCCATTTTCTCTTTTATAGCTTCTTTCCCATATGCTTCCACTAAATCCTTATCTTTTCCCGGCCATTTTAAGTTATCAAATCTCAATTCTATAAATTCGTTGCAGTGAGGGCAAGGAATAAAATAATGCTTTTCTGCATCTGCTCCTTCCTTTGCTTTCCAAATATGATTTGTCCTTATAGTTGGAGTGCTGGTAATATATATTTTGCTGTTCCGAAAAGTTTTTGTACGTTCTTTTGCTAAGCTGATTGGGTCTGCTTCTTTTTTGCTGGCTCCCGGATATTTATCTACTTCATCAAGGAAAAGATATTTCATAGCAAAAGAAGCAAGCCCCGATGGGCTGTTACTCCATACAAGTTTTATAAACATATCATCAAAATCAAGCTCAAGATTGCCGCTGTTGCGGTCATACTTTTTATACAATGTCGGCGTACTTTCAATCATTGGCTTTATACGCTTTTCTGATATACTATTTGCAAGAGTTTCTGTCGGATATACTATTTCGACTGGAGCAGGGTCTTGCTGTGCTGCATATCCCAACATATTTAGTTCTACTTCAGTTCCTCCTACTTGTGTACATTTACAAAATATAATTTCTTCTGTTTCATAGTTCAAAAATTCATCCATAATATCTACAAGATATGGAGTCCGTTTATTACTCCAAGGCCCCGGCTCTGCGCTGGTCTTACTATCAAGGATTCGATATGTTTCTGCCCATTCGGAAACCTTCATATCTTCTGGGGGATTCAGGTATTCAAGTGCTGCTTTCTGATATGGTTTACAGGTATATTTGCGCAGCCGAAGCTGTTTAGGTTTTTGCATTTTTTCTCCTTGACTTTTCTTTCCCCTGTTCTTCTTGAATACATCCTGAAACTACAAAAGCGTGAAGCATACGTTTTACTTCCGCACCCATTTCTTTTTCGATGCGTCTGGCTTCTAATGGCTCTAAGCTGTCACTTATCATACTGACAAGTCTTGATGGCATACTTAAAGCAAAACGCTTGAAAACAGCAAAAAATTTTTGATAGTCCATAGATACTTCATTCGTATCTATATATTTTCCTGCCATAATATCACATCTCATTCTGTGCAGTTCTTCTTGTGCCTCTTTCAAGGCAATTTCTACCTCCAGCTTTTGCTGCTTTAATTCAGATTCCCTTTCAGATTTTCCTTTGCCATATGCTTTATTGGATAAATATTGAATATATGTTTTAATAGTCGATACAAGTTCATAGCGTCTGCCTTCTCCCGGAATCTCCGTTGTTTTAATAATGCCTTCCTGAGTAAGCTGCTGAACCCGCCGAACTGTAACACCAAAAATCTGTGCTATAACCTCTGTTCGAACAAATTGAACATTAACATTTTTTTCAATTTCCGTTTTATCTTTTTCCATATTACAATTACTCCTCTTTATATATCTTCTGTTCAAACAAGAAGACCTATATTTCGTTACACAAAAACAGGAAGAAATATATTTCTTCCTGTTTTTGCGTAACGAAATGCAAAATTTTATCTCTATTTCAGCGCCAAAAAAGCTGCGCATTCCACGCCCCGCATAGGGTATACCGGTCTGGAAGTACCTTTTCACCTGCGTATAGGTGTAACTACTAGATAAAGAAGCTGTCCTGACTGCCTTTAGCTGTACTATCTTCGTTTGCCATTGTCTCAGTTATCTGGACACTTGACATGCTATGCCCACAATATCTGTTCATACTACCTTTATCTGCTCTGCCTTGAACTATACTGCTGCCAGTTATGTTATCTGCTCTATCTGCCTTGCTCCTTCCTGCTGTTCACTTATGCCTTGCGTATATACATAGATAATCCAGTCATAGATTAGTACTCTGTTATATAGGGTATAGCATAAGCAACATGTTTTATAGCATGGTTTGCTATATAGGTATATGGCATAATATAAGCCCTTATATTGACTATATAATATAGCATATAAGAGCTTATAAATAATAGGGGAATTTTTTGCGTTGTCATATGGGGTACATATTTTTATGAGATATGCTAAGAACACTCATGACTTCCATGAGAAGTTCAATTCCACATTACTATAATACCACAGTTTAGAGTGCAAAAGAGTGCAAACTTTAAAAAACTTTTTAAACCCTTATATTTACTGATTTTCTCTGTCTATATTTTAATAAGTTTGCTGTTGCTTTTAGAGCCTAAACTAAAAAAATTAATCTTTTGCTGTGAAACAAAAAAATCCCCCTATAATTTCCTGAAAATTTTTTCTGAAAATTATAGGGAGATAGTTTGAGATATTAATATTCCCATAAGAAATATCAAAATCTGTTATACCATTCCAAGTTTTTCTTGCAATGCTTCTTGTAGCACTCTTGAAAAATTTATCCCTCTTTTTTCTGCTTCCACATTCAAATAATTTGGAATCGTGCAATTTTTCTTTACCATCTTATTATCCGTTTTTCTTCTATATTCTGATAAATCCACATCAACTAAAGTTCTGATTGCCCCTTCTTCTACTTCATAAGCTTCTGTATCTGCTTGTGGAATTTCCCTGCCTTTGTCCTCAAGATAAATTCCCATTTGTCCGATTGCGTCTCTTGCCATAAAAATAGCTTCTGCTAAATCCTTTCCCTCTGTATGTGTTTTCATATCAGGAATATCTACAACATATCCCTCTTCATCCGGAATCAAATAGACTGGATACACAACTACCATTGTGAATACCTCCTCTTATATATATTTTATGGATTATGGCTTAGAGGCCGGGGATTTATTCAATCCCCGCATCCTTTAAAATTCTTCTTGCAAGATTTTCTTTTATTTCCCTATGTCTTGGAATCTGTACTTCGACCATACCATTTATGTATATGTCATGGTTGCCGCCATGACGTTCCAGCCAAAATCCTGCTTTCTTTAATTTTTTAACCAAATCCGCTTGCTTCATTTAATATTTTCCTTTCGTATTTGATAATATTATTATACGCCCTTAATACGTATTTGTCAAGAGGTTTTTAAAATCTTTTCATCTTGTCAATTTTATATTTCTCCAAAATAACTTGTACTTTTTTAAAGGATAAAATTTTTTCCAAAGCTTTACTTTGATAATCAAAACAAGCTCTTCGACTTAAATGTATTTCATGCTCAATATTTTCCCAATTTTTGCAGTCAATAAATCGAAGTTCCAGAATCATCCTCTCTGTACTATTTTCCTCTAAAAAATCCATAATATCCATTACTTTCAGAAGAGCCTTTTCTACTTTATCTTTCTGTTTTTCTATACGAGTTTCAATTTCGCTAAGCCGATAAACAAAAGAAGCTGCCCCGGTTCCTACTGTATTTGTACCGCCATAATTAACAGGAGAATATTTATATCCGCCTATGGGCATATTCATTTCCTCATGAATACTTTTAAGCCGCCTTTCAAGTTGTACTCTTTTCATCCTGCAAGTATAATATTGGTTCAAATATTCTTTTAATAACTCTTTTTCCTCATTCTTTATATCTTTCTGATTCATTGGCACCCTCCTTTATTTGCCCGGATTTGTCCAAATCTGCTGCCAAAAAATAAGCTCTTCCATTATAAACTTTAAGCCCATACAGTTTTCGCTCCTTTTTATCCCAATCTGAAATTGAGATACCCCTTTTCCATAAAATACCAAGATTATTGTTAATTCCAGCTATCAATGTGGCAATTGGTAAATTTTCAAGTATTTCTTGTTTTTGCTGACTTAAATTTAATTCTTTGGTTTTTCTTTGTTGTATAGCTCTTTGCTGTTTTCTGTTCATCTCATTATCCCAATTCTCTTATTACTATTTTACTTTTCTTTCAACATCACAATTATCAGGATTATATTTATCATAGATTGGTTCCAGTTTCTGCAACATTTCCATAGTTGCTCCAGCTATAGCCATCTTGTCTTGAACTTCAAGATTATTTTGATTGACCTTTTTCATCCATACACTAATCTGATTCATTTTTTTCTCTGTCATTTTATCAATCCTCCAAATAATTTTTTCCAAATTCCATTATAAATTCTTTTCTGCTATGTTGTTTTTCATAATGCTGCTGCCCAATACGTTTCAGTCGATTATCCAATTCTGGATTAAAATGCACCCCTGATATAGTATCTCTGTGATGCATGTAACAAAGATATACTTTTAATCCATGCTTTTCTGAAAGCTTTCTGTTTGCAGTGCCATGAAATATATGGTGTTCTTCCACATATCCATAGGCATCACAGATATAACAATTCTTTTGTGTTTGTATGATACTCTTCAAATGTTTTCCTCCTTCTAAAACATAGCATTTTTAACTTTTGTTAGGGAAGCCTTTAACTTAAATAATCCCCCCTATATAATGTACTAAATAAATCTTTTGGCATTTCATTCCATTTAATCCCTTTCACTCCCTATACCCCTAGTTTTTAATATACAAGTCTGTTCGTTCTGTATCCTACCATTTCCTTTCTTGCTTTATAAATTTTTTGTAAATTTTTTTGATAAATATTACTTTTTAGATATATTGTGATATAATCAAATTATTAATAGGTAATACAATATTTACAAAGTTTTGCAATTACCTAAAATTATAAAAAACAAGGAGGTGTACATATAATGTCAAATTTCATTGAAATTTTGAATATATTATGTTCTTTGGCACAAAATATTTTTTCATTGTTCAAACTTTTTTTTACAATGCCAATATTGCCATTCACAATAATAGTTATATTAACGAATATTATGAAAAGAAAATCCTTTTAATAATACCTTGAGTTATCTAAGATATGACAACATATTAAATTTTAACATTCAATAAATTCAGGATTTTCTAATACCAAATAGGAGCATAGGTGGATAAATGGCAAGTACCACCAAATGGTAGCTTTACTGATTCCTTTTGCTCTGCTTTTTTAACCTTACAGCACTTTTCACAATAATAAACATCTATTCTATGAAAATGTGCTGTATAGGTTCCTGAATCATTCTCAAGTTTTCTTTTCTTCTGTGTTTCCTGAAATACCCATTTATGTTTACAGTTATCCATGTCTGTCACTCCTCCAAAATTTTCTTATGTCTATTTCATTATAATCTTAGGACAATTTTTATATGTTTCTTTGGTATAATGTTCACACCCTCCTTCAAATTCCTTGCATGAAGTCCTTTTAAGACATTCAAAACAACAATTCTTTATTCCGCACTTTGTTTCCTGATAAACCCTGCATCCTGCTTTACTACTTATGTTTGGATAAGCCGGCCTTGCATAGACTTTCTGTGCTTTTTCTGATAGAACCTCTTTATTTAAAATTACTGTACTATCCAATCCATTCATTCTTTGTTCTGCTCCCATCTCACTTTATCCCTCCTTCTGTTCTCATATCTTCCTTTATTCTAGATACCAGTCTGGCAGTTCTATCCCTTCCATTTTTTTTAAAATCTCTTTTTCCTTGTCATCTTCTGTTGTGTATACTGCAAAAATACAATCATCATCATACCAGATAAGTAATCCACCATCTTCTCTTTTTCCAAATGGTCCCTTTAAATCCGCTGTAAACTTTACCGCCGCTGCTGCACTCTCTGATATGGCGTAATTTTCTCTGTTTTCTGTTTGGACAATTCTTCTCATATGCCCATGCCTTTCATACAGCATATTTGTAATTGTATAATTATGTATTGTCTTCTCTGGTGCAAGATACTTTTCCCAGTATTCATCATTGTCAACAGCTGGCACAAATTCTCTCTCAGGTCCATATTCTTTCCGTTCTCCCTGCTCTGGCAACTCTCCAGTTAGTTCAATAATCGCTCCTTTGATTTTATTAGACAATTTCTTTTTATCTGCCTTTATAACCCAGTCTCCGCTATAAATAACATAATCTGAATCTAAGTTCACAACAAAGAGTATACTTTTTTTATATGCCTGCTTAATCAGTTTTTTTACTGCTGCTTCCTTCAAAAACATTCTAATCCTCCTTCATAAATACAATTTCTGCATTATACCCATTTGCTATCTTTGTACTAATTTTATTCTCTATTTGCCACATAATTTCATCAATGCATTCTCCGTTTATCAGTTCAATGTTATCATCATAAAATCTTACTTTACCGGCTATATTGCGAATACAAAATTTCAAGCTGCTATCCTCCGGCTTTTCTTCTGGAACCTGATAATCTCCATTCTCGTCAAAGTACTCTTCTATCTCTGCCTGTCCTTCTATCTGTTCTGAATCATTATCAGTCTTTTCCAAACCGTTGTTTTTTTCTGCCTGCTCTGGGCTTTCAGTACCTTCTTTTACCCTCTGCCCTTCTTTCTGAAAATCTATATTTTCTTTGTTTTTTCTTGCGACGTCGCAAGTTTCCAAATCCTCCGATTTTGTTATTTTTTCTTGGGCTTGTTCCGCTTTCTCTTGTTCCACATTTTCTTGTGTTTCTTTGGCTCTGTAAAAATTCTCCCATATTTTCCCCGGCACTGTATAGGTGGCCCAGAATATATCCGCTATTAATTTTATAAATTCCGGCCAAGTATAGGTTTTATTCGGTTTCCCAAAAGTCTTTAACGCTACGCCTTCCGGATAGGAATAGAAAAAAAGCATATGCAGACCTTTTTTAAACGTCAGGTTGCCAGACGGGTTTATCATCTCCGCAATCTCCTCAAAGTTTTCAAGTTTATAAATATTATTTAGAAGCTCCTTTTTATCACGAAAAAATTCTACTATTACAAACTTAATTCCTGTTTCTTGCGACGTCGCAAGTCCGTCAATTTTTTTTGTGTCTTCGGCCTCTGTTACCACATCCGCCTCAACTCTCTCCCCTTTATTAAATCTTTTTACTTCCCTGATAGTTGCCACAGTGGTAGTTTCTTTTATCAGCCGGCAGTCCTCATCCGACAGAGTAAGCATTTCTGACAGCTTCCCGCTGCCAAAGTTTTTAAACTCCGGCAGCAATTCGGGACTGTTTCCGCCTACGCTGAACTTTGTATTAACCGCCATAAAACGCGATGCTGCAGACTCACTTAGTCCATACTCGGTTTTCGCAAATTCCGCCAGTGTCTGATAACCGTCGTTTCTGTACGCCCCGCTTTCTTTTATCTGCTTTAAACGATAGCCGATACGGATAAAACTTCCCGCCATATTCAGCAGTTCTTCTTTTATCTCCTGTTTAGCTGTTAAATACTCGTCAAATGTAATCTGATGATATTCTGTAAGATCTTCCATTTTTTCCTCCTATCCTGCTGCCTGCATATTTTTCTTTAATTCTTTTAGGCGCTCTATCAAAAGTTTCCATATATTCTTCTGCCTGATATTGTCATCATCTCTGTTTGCAAATCCTCTTACCTGCAATACTGTATGGTCTGATTTCATTTCCATGGTATACCATGATTTTTCCGGATTTGATTTTTTTCTGATAAACAGGATATAACTTTCGCCTCTGACCATTTTTTCTGTATACTGTTTTCCAGCCACACAATGATGCATGGCATGTCCTTCCCTAATAATTTCTGCTGCATTTCTAGGTGCTCGAATAAAATACTCTTCATCTTCTACCCCATATAACCTGTTCAATTCTCCTGCTATTTTCTCTACCTTTGCATAAATCCTGTTCCGCTTTTTTTCTTCTACTTCATCTTTTTTCTCGTTATAGTAAAGCACAAGGTCATCATGTGCCTTTTTTATGTTTTTTGGGAACAATACAAAACTGCTCTTCATGTCAAATCTCAGCTCCTGGCACATGTTAAAATAATCATTATAATACCGGCTTAGTATGCCGGCGCTGTTATATCTGTATCTTTTGTAAATCTGGCGAAAGGAAGTATATGGAATCAATTTATTTATAAGGGACAATGGAATATTTGTACAAATATACTGCTCCATCTCTTCTACACTTGGCCTTTTTCCAAAAGATTTCATTTTTTGAAAAAATTTATACTGGTCATAGTCTGCATTTACCGCTTTTAATATCTCTAAATCATCATTTTCAATTTTAAGAATCTGATTTATCCTCTTTCCCGCTGGAAGTTTCTTTGCGATAACTTCGCTTCCAAGATACCACAGCCCCACTTTCATTAATTTCTCCGCTGCCTCCAGCCTGTCTTTCCCGCACCACTTAAAAAATATTATGCTGATTTCTGTCTCATATGGGATTTCTTTCACTGGCAAATATGGATGGGTCATATATTCCTGCCATTCTCCGGCGTTTCTGGTATACAGGCAGCAGCGAACGAAGGCATACTGAAAAGTCCGGGAAGATAAATCTTTCACCCACCGTTGATAAGAGTTATTTTTATAATATTTCCACTCCCACCAGCTCTCATCTTTCAAGTCGAGGCTTAGGATACACATCATTTCCTCTGTGTACCCGCTTTTTGTATGTATATCAAGGGCTGTCCGGCTGTACTTTTTATAAATTTTATATCTCCTAAACACCAACCTTTCGTCATCTTTTTGTATCAGCCACACACTCCTAAAATCTGTCCAGACCCTCTGTCCATGCTCTCTTGAAATATCTTTTAATACAATATATTTCCCACATTCTGGGCATTTAGCCATAAGATTGTGCCTTGTATGTATATGTACTGTTTTCCCGCAGTAGCTGCATTTTCCTGTGTTCTTTGTTTCCTTATGGTAAAATATATAATTTTCTTTTACGGCGTCCCTGTTTATAAATTCCTCCCAGTCCGAGGGAAGTGCGGGAAGTGTGCCTATCTCTTTATCCCACTGGTCTGTCTCCTTACGTTCTTTGGCAAGCCGTTTTTCTTCATTTTTCCTCTCCTGATAACGGATAATGCACTCTTCCGGCTCTATTTCTGTATAACCGGTATATTTATATATTAATTCCAGCCCCTCCGGCTCAATTAAAACCTTGTTGCTGCTTTTCGCAGTTTGGATCCAATGTGTTCCGTCTTTTTTGTACGTCCAATAAATATGCAGCAGTTCCCTTAAACTTTTATGTGTCCATATCTCTTTTTTGCAGTTCATATCAAGAGTGATATAATCTTTCTCCCCAAGAAAAATACGGTATGTCACATCGTCGTTCATGCTGTAATAAATATCAATGACTAGTATTTCTTCGCCTGCCACATTTTGAATGTTAGGCAGAAATTCCCATGCCTTATGTGCTCTCTGGCATCTCGGCGCTATGTCCAGAAGCTCGAGTTTCTTTTTCTTCATCTCTTCGCCCGCTTTCCAAGATAATATTCTTTAATCAGCTTCTTTGCGGTTCCCATACCGGGGATTCCAAGCCTGCAGTTATTTACATCTGCTGCCTTCAAAATATCCTTGTCCACTGCATAAGAATTTTTAAAAGACCACACAAGCAGCACCGTGATACATCCCTTTAAGCTTTTCCCTTTTTTCCTGACAGCCCTCGCCATTTTTTCATCTTTCCCGGCACAGCCCTTGATATAATTCAGCCAGTCTTCCATAATCTCCTTCGGCTTTAATTCTGCTGCTTCTACATCCAGTTTTCCAATCGCTGCTGTTTCACAGTCAGTTAATTCGTCTAATTGTCCTGAAATATATAAATCTACAATCTCTTTCTCAATGCCGTTTTCTTCAGCCAGAATCCTTAAATTTTTGATATCCTGCTCCGCTTTAAGTCCCTGTGCTGCTTGGTTGATTTCCTCATAAGTGTCAAATTCCCCAAATATGTCAAACATCTGTATGCTCCTTTCTTCCTATCCTCTCTGCAAAAGCTGTTTTTCCAGCTCATTAAAATCATAATCATGCTGAGGAATGTTATTAAAAGAATTTTTCTTAACTCCGCTTTTAACTGCTTTTTGCGGCACATAGTTACAATCTAAATAATCTATGTATCCACTGTTGAAAAATGTGCTGCCATTCTGTGGTTTCCGCCATTCGCTGTCTTTTTCCAATTCCAGGATGTATCTGTCTATTGCTCTGGTCATTTCTTCAAGACCCACTTTAAGTAGACACCTCTTGGCAGTTAAAGATACTTGTCCCTTGCCTTTTTTTACTGGAAACAGCTTCCACAATTTTTCAAACAGTTCTGTCGCTTCTTTATCGCACAAAATATTATTTATATTCTTTTCATTCTTATCATTCTTTTCATTCTTGTTAGGTGTTAGCTCTTTGTTAGCCGTTTGTTGGCTGTTTGTTAGCTCTTTGTTAGGTTCTTTGTTAGTTTTATTTTCGTCATCTTGGTAAAGCCTCCAATTTACAATACTTATCAGCCTTCCTTGCTTTGCTGATTCGTTTGTTAGAAATTCCAATTTTTCAAATCTTTTTAATGCAGTTCTAACATTTTGTATTGTGATACCTTTTCCGCAGTTTTCTACAATTTTTTCCAAACTGGTAATAAACTGTCCGGGTTTACAGCAATACTTTTCTCCTTTCCACTCCCAGCTTTTCTCCTCATGATTCGCCATCAAAATAATTGTGATTAATATTGTCTTCTGTTCTGGTGTTGATAACTGCCATATAGATTTGTTCAGTAAATCCCTGTATAATTTTGTCCATCCAGTCATAGAATTTCTGTCTCCTTTCCGGGGCAGTTTCCCGCCCCTTTCTATCAGCATAGGGTAAGAGCTCCGCTGATTGTCCTTTTTCTTCTTGACTTCTATGGATAAATGCTGTACAATATACATGAAGATTTAGTACAGCATTGAAAGAATCAGGAAGGTGGTTTGCTCTGGTTCTTTTTTTGCATCCTTACACATATCTCTTTCCTGATACCTTCTTTCCAAATATCTTTTCCTCTTCCGTCATAATTTCACCAGTAGCAATGTTTACAACAGCCCTGTTTTATTTTCAGATATTTTTCTTTTTAAAATTTCATCAATATCTTCCCCGTCATACTCTCTCAAAAATTCTTCCAGAGTTTCCTCTCTTACTTTTTTGCAACCTAATTTCATTGACTTCAACAATCCGCTATTTATCAATGAATAAACATAATTTTTATTCGTATGCAATCTTTCCGCTACTTCATTAACTGTTAATAACATATCACTCACTTTTCCTTTCTCTAAATTCTTTCTTCAAAATACAGACATATATCATCTGGCGTTGGATGTGTTTTTCCTTTTCTCTTTTTCATTGGAACTTCGCAGATACAATGTCCTGCATAAATTTCACGGTATACCCCATTAATTTTACAATAATGTTGCATGTAAAATTTACAATGTGTACAATCCTTTATCTTTGCTGGATTAACCTTAATTTCTTCCAATAAGGCTTTTAGGTGTCGGTTCTCACTTTCCAGTTTCGCAATTTCTTCAGATAACATTGGTTTTTCCCTCCTTTTGTGATAAAATAAAGTGTTAATATATATTTCATCTTAACACATTAATTTTTGATGTGTTTCTTGTATTATACACATCATATTCTAATGTGTCAATACTTTTTAGGAGGTTTTGTATGTCTTTTAATGAACGCCTTAAAATAGCCCGCAGAAATGCCGGTAAAACACAAAAAGAAACTGCTGAAGCTATTGGAATGACACCTAATGCTTATCAAAAATATGAATTAGGAACAAGTGAACCTAATCTAACTAAACTTGTTTTTTTAGCTGACATGTTTAATGTTTCTCTGGATTATCTTCTATGCCGTGATAATTTTGTTCAATCGCACGAAGTTTCCTTTGATGAACAATAAATAAGTCCTCAAGTTTATCCCACATTTCGATTTTCCCCATAATTGTTCCATATTCTATCTTTTGATAATGAGCTTCTGTCATATTTAGATACTCTGCTACCTGCTTTTGTGTCATGCCCGCCTTCTGGCGGGCTTCTTTTAAATTCTTTCTCACTTTTTCTCCTTAATATTTTAATCCCGCCTGCCGTTGCCGCTATCGCGTTTCCCGACGGGATTATGCTTTTTATTGCTATACTTTTCTTTCTGTTCTATAATGTTCTTACAGGCTGTTGCAGCAGCCGAGTACAAGAAAAGAGTGGTATGTAATGTTTTATGATGATTATTGCAAAACTGATAATCAAAAAATTGTGTTCAAAGCAATCCTCAAATTGTCAAAAAACAATTCTTATGTTGCTATACAAGAGCTTGATTATCTTGGTATTCCCCGTCCAGAACTTGTAGAAATTCTCAAATATTTTGAAAGTAATGGATTATTTACAAACGTTCAACACCTTGGACAAAATTATCCTGTATTTTTCTCTGTTGAATAATTTTTTCTACATAGATTTTATTTTCCTGATATTGCGCCCTCAAATCTTCTAAAGAGGTTTCCTTAATATATTTTTCTGAAAGATTAAAGGCTCCATTATACTTAGGAAATGTATAGGTATACTTTATTGCTTCAGGAAACTCTTTTGCTCCAATAGTGTTAAGCCACTTTTGCTTTTCTTTATCAACCAGCGTTTCCTTTGTAACACTGGTTGTACAAAGTTCCTCAACTACTTCAGGATGCCTCTGTTCTGGGGCTAACCAACCCCCATAGGTTATAAAAACTTCTATCGGGAGCCAATCCTCTTTTTTCTTGTCAAAACCATAAAGTGGCTTGGCTCCAAATTTTTTTATCTGCATCTCTGCAATCTCTCGTTTAAATGAAATACAGATATTTGGACAGTTCTCTGGTAAATTAACCGATACCCAATTTTCAAACATTGCCACATCTATTACTTCTTGTACTCCATAATCCATATCAAATCTACGAACTAAAAACTTTCCATAGCCTTTATCATAATCAATAATAACACGCTGACTTTTTTCACTCTTGAATCCTGCCATATCTGCTGTTAGATTCTTAATATCTCTTTCAGCTCCAACAAGCCAATCCAAACCGCCGTATTTTCCTGCGATTTCCGCCATTTCCTGCTTTGTACAATAATGCAGAACCGTTTCATCTTCAAAATTTTTCAAACATTTAAATTTATCCAGACTTTTATCTGATGAAGACGCAGCTAATGTTTGCTTTTCTGGCTTTTCCTCAACCTCTCTTAAATATTTCTCTTTTTTTTGCGCTCTGATTGTTACCACTATGTCAGGGTGCTTTTCTTTTATTGATTCTACATTTTTCAATATTTCTTCTAAATCTTTCAAATCTTTCACTTTTGTGAATATTTCTACCCGAATAGGTCTTATTGTGTTTGCTGACATGCTTCACCTCTCACCTCTCTTCTAAACTTAATTTTCTTGCTTGTAATTCCCATTTTCTCGCTCTATAATCTTTTACAGGCTGTTTGCAGCAGCCAAGTACATACGAAAGGAGAAGAAATATGACACTTTACATGTATGCTTTCGATGGAAGTTCACTTTCCTTTGATGACCGCGACAAACTTATTACCATTTTGGATAAATATGCACATCATGGAGTACTTTTTGTTGACTTAAAAAAAGGATTATATCAGGCAGCTTTTGAAGAAACAGTAGATATCGCTACTCTTCCACTTCCTGCTGGAACGATTGTGAAACGAGTTTATCAGTAGAGTAACGATGTATTGCTACTCTTACCTGTTCCGGGTCATAATCAATTACGACCCGGAACGGCTTTGAATAATCTGTACGTTTTACACAATCTCCAAACACCTGAATCATATTTAGAAATGTAAGAAAATCAGTTGTCCAAGGAATACAATCTTCACATCCATTCGTTTCTAAATGCTTGTTACCTTCTTTTCTGAATTTCTGAAATTCTTGAAATTCCTCTTCAGTCATATGCTCTTGTGTTTTTGCCAAAAATTTTTTTCTTTCTTTTTCACTCAATCTCTTTTCACCTCCTTCTGGAACTGCCCTCTATGCTAACTGCCTCAAGCATGTTTCTTGTTGCTATATGTTCCCTTTTACCATATAATATACTCACAGGCTGTTGCAGCAGCTGAGTACATATGAAAGGAAAAATTTATGGACAACTTTGAAAAAATAGTTATGAATAAATACCTCAAAGAACATGCCATAGCTTTACTCCCTTTTCAGAACTCCCAATTCGTTTATTTGTACCTACTGATTCATTCAGTGAATATACTGTATGTTTATACATTTGTCAGATTACGCTGATTCTCGGATATACTCTGCTGTGCTAAAATACCCATAATGAAAATTCTTACTTTTTCAATCGTGGTATCGTCCTTGATTTTCTCAATATCCTCTTTTAAAGTCTGTTGTGCTTTAGTCATCAATTCTGCCTCCCTTCTATTGCTTTTAACAATACTATATATTGCTTAAAGCAATTTGTCAAGTGCTATTTCAATACTTATTATTGACATAAGCAATATTTTCTGATATGCTTTCGTCAGTGAGGTGACTATTATGATTTGTGACAGATTAAAAATTCTTTTAGATGAGTTGAATATTTCTCAACGCCAATTTGCTATAAAGATAAATCTTGACCCTGGTTATTTCTCCAGAATCATACAGGGTAAGGTCAATCCACCTGATCGGATATTGCTGCTTATAGAAAATGTCTTTAATGTAAGTAAAGATTGGCTGGAAAACGGTCAGGGTGAAATATTTTCTAATTGTGGTGTATCTTTAGCTAAAAAGCAGGTCTTAGAATCTATTGATTCCTTGAGTGATGAACAGGTGAATGCTGTTTCTTCTTTCATTAAATATTTGACAGAGGATAAGAATTAAGGGAGGTCAGCCTCCCTTTTCTCTTGCATGTTTATAAGCCCTTATTCACTGGATACACAATTCCGAAAAGGGTGTTTTCTTTCTGGAATTAATTTACATTGGTTATTCTGGAGTATTCTTTGTTTTAACAATATCTTCAATTGGAACATTTAAAATTTTTGCAACGCCACAAATTTTATCATAAGATGGTTTTACTTTATTCCACTTACAAATACTACCTTGCGAAATATTCAATTTTTTTTTCAATTTTGTAGATAGGAATTTTTTTGATTTTGCCAAATGCTTAATTGTTTCGTAAAGCATTTATTATCCTCCCTTCTGAAAAAATCACAAACTTATTCCTTTTCATCCTGCTTTTTTTAGTAACTTTATTCTTCTTTCAAAACTGCATCATACCTTTTCTACATTCTTTTATGCTGGTTGCTTTGGGGGCTTACGGAGCTGATTAGTTATTTCATTTTTTACACCGTTTTCAGCCACTTCAGCTAACCTAACCAATGTCATAAAATACATTTGATTTTTGGGTGACAACTTTTTTAAGATATTTGTTGTTTCTTTAATAACTATATTTTCCATGCTCTAATCTCCTTTCATTAATTTCATGATTTTAAAATATCATATTTTTAATAATATGTCAAGCGATTTTATTAAATTTATGGTATTTATAATTGATTTTTTATCATTAATATGGTATCCTATCACTATAAAAGTAAAAAGTGAGGTGAAAATAATGATTACACGTTTAAAACAACTTCGTAAGATATTAAAAATCAATCAAACAAACTTTGCTAAACAACTTGGTATAACACAAACTGCTTACTCCATGATAGAAAATGGTAATAACCCACTATCAGATAGATATATCAAAGTTATCTGTTCTGCATTTAATGTAAATGAAAATTGGCTACGTACTGGAAACGGAGATATGTTTTTTTCTTCTCCCTATGAAAAAGAATTTACCGAAGTTTTCAGTAATCTAGCTCCAGTAACCCAACAATATCTTTTACTTATGGCTAAAGAGCTTTTAAATACGCAAGAAAAACTCCTAAATCCTAATAATGAAAGCTGATTGTTGCAACATTGGCTAAAATTTTAGACACAAAGGTTTTCCTATGTGTCTTTTATTTTTCTCATTTGCGTTGATTTATAGTTGCTATTTTCATTTTCTTCCTCTATAATATGAATAAAAAATTTTTATGAAAGGATATAACATTATGCAAAAAACTATTCAAGCTTTATATGCTGGTGAATCACGTGAAAAAAAGTCATTGGATATTGAATTTCCTAATCAATGTCCCTATTGCAATACTGGCATTGAAGCAAAACATTTAAAAACTTACATAGCAAAATATAATAATGTACCTTCTTTATACTCTCTGTTTTTTTGTCCAAAGTGCGAACATTGTTTTATTGCTATATACTATTATTCTAATCCTTACAGGATAGAAATATTGCCAAATAGTAGAAATAAAACTATTTTTAAAGACAAAATACAAAATTTATCTTCTGATTTCGTCGCCATTTACAACCAAGCTGAAATTGCTGAGCAAAGTGGTCTTAATCATATATGTGGATTAGGATACCGTAAATCTGTTGAATTTTTAGTAAAGGATTTTTCAATTCATAACAATCCTAATGATACAGAATCTATTAAATCAATGACATTAGCCCAATGTATTAATAAATATATTAAAGAAGATAAAATTAAAACTTTAGCCGAACGCTCTGTATGGATTGGAAATGATGAAACACATTATGTTCGCAAACATGACGATAGGAATATTTCCGATATGAAACAATTTATAAAAGCTCTGGTCTATTTTATTAGCATGACTTTAGTTGTTGAAGATGCTGCTTCAATGAATCCCAAAAAATAACCTATATACTTATTTTGCAACTATTAATTACTGGCCGACCTTGAACCCAACATTCAAGGTCGGTTACTCTTTTTTCTAATTCTTTCCATTTCTTTTTTTAAATCCACATATTTTATATCTCCTATACTGGTTGTTTTGGGGGCTTATGGGGGTTGATTAGTTATTTCATTTTTTACACCATTTTCAGCCACTTCAGCTAATCTAACCAATGTCATTTACTTAAGCCCTCCCTCCGTTAAGTTAAGGCTCTACCCTCTCTAAAATTTCTGTTGCAATTTCTTATATACTCTCTGTCTGTGTTCATGAACTGTACCGTCATGTGGTTAATCTCCATGAACTCTGATTGTGTCAAAGCTTCACGCTTCAACTGTTCTAAAATCGGGTTTTCGTTCATGTTACACTCCTATCGTTTGATTTTTGTGCTAGAAACTACTTCCTCCTCGGTTGCAAACAAATAGTCAAATGATTTATTAAAGTATATACAAAATGCCTTACATTCACTTGGCCAAAATCTTCCACTTCGTATTTTTTGACTATAGGCAGTTCTACTAACACCAATGATTTTCCCCATATCATCATCAGTAAGATGGTGATATGCTTTTTGTCCTAATAAATTTGCGTACATTCTCTCACTCTCACCTCCTTGTATGCGTATCGCCAACCTTTATTTGATTATATCCGCGTTTCGCCAACTTATCAATAGTTTTTTATGCTTTTGTTGACATTTCGCCAACTCAATGTTAAAATACTTTTTGAAAGAGGTGATAGTATGGGATTTTCCGAACAGTTAAAAAAGGCACGATTAAACATGGATTATACACAACAACAAGTTGCTGATTTAATGGGAATTACAAAGAGTACCTATTGTGGTTACGAAACTGGTAAACGCCAACCTGATGTTGCTAAAATAAAACAACTTGCCTGTATCTTAAATACATCTGGTGACATTCTGCTTGAAACTGGTTTTGAGCAAAAGCCATCATTTGAAAATGTAACTAATGAATTAAATGACAATGATATTAACGGACTTACTCAGAAAAAATCATTATCTGAAATTCATCAAAAAGTACTTGCTCAACTGGAAAAAATGAATGATTCACAGGTAAAAGCTGTTTTAGCCTTTATTAATTCAATGGATGAATTAGAAAAGATATCTGGTCATGAAAATTAAGGATTATACCTTAAAACAGGTAAAGAATTTAATTAAATTCTAAAGCAAATCACATACAATCTAATAAAATTTTAGACACAAAGGTTTTCCTATGTGTCTTTTTTCAAAAAGTAGGCTTTCGCCTACTCTTTATAGTTGCATAAATATTTTATCAGTTTATAGATTATTTCTAAAAATTCCAAATCTTCAATCTCCTTCACCATTTTAATGATTTCCTGTTTATAAAATTCTTTTTCATTTAAATTTTTATCCATTATAATATTCTCCTTTCGACTTTTACAGACATTATATCGCGTTCAAAAGACATTGTCAAGGACATTTTTTTGTGCTTGACATGCATTTTGTATTATGTTAATCTTGTATCGAAAGGTGGTATGCATATGACTATTGGTGAACGTATTAAATATCTACGTAAAGAAAAATTGCAAATAACACAGGAAGAGTTTTCTTATAATATTAAAATTAGTCGCTCCAATTTAGGTAGTATAGAAACAAATCGTGTAACTGCAACTGATAGAGTTATTTCTGATATATGTGAAAGATGGTTAGTAAATGAATATTGGCTTCGTAACGGAGGGGAAGACGAAGATATTTTTATTATCCTCAAAAAAGATATCGAAGTTGCAAAATATACGCAAAAAATGCTTGATGATACTGATGATTTTATATATGAATTTATCAAAAATTTGATTGTTGAGTATGGAAAGTTAGATGAAAGTTCTAAACAAATTCTAAGAAATATTGCTAAAGATATTTTCGATAAAATGAAAACGGGGCAATCTTAATGATTGCCCTTTTTCACGTAAGTTTTTATCATAATCAAAATCTGCGCCAAAAAACGTGAATCTTTTTCATTGTCCATTAGCTTAATTAAGCGAACAATTTGACTAATCAAATCCATCAGCCTTACCCCCATATATTTTTTACAAGGAGTAAGTAGAACTTTTTTCAACACTCATCCCCCTTGCTAGATTTATTGTACCATTATTTGTCAAAAAAGTCTATACTTCTACATAAATGTCCGAATATATGGACACTTTTTTTAGAAATATGACTATATCATTATAATTATTTTTTTACTTATATTCAGAATCATATAAATCTGACATTTTGCAATTTAATGCTTTAGCTATCGTTTCTAATTGCTTGAGCGTGGGAGAAGTTTTCCCGTTTTCAAAATCACTTATAGTAGATTTCCCTAATCCAGTTCTGTAAGATAAATCTCTTAACGAGAGGCGTTTACTTTTTCTTACATTCCATAATAATAGATTCATTTATATAATACCTCCATACATGTAATAAAGGAAATGTCATCCAGTGACATTTCCTTTATTATTTAGTATGGCTACATGATGTAAAATATATAATAAAAATACGCTAATACTTCGTTTTGTTTTCAATAACAATAAATTTGTGAAAAAATGTCAGGAAATTGTGAACATTGTAATTTTTTCTTCCGAAACATTCCTTTTATAGTTAAAGTATGCTACTATAATCAAGTAACAAAATTATAAGAAAGAAGGAAAATTATTATGGCAAAAGAAAAGAAAACAACAAAACTTTGCAAACATTGCAAAACAGAAATTCCTGCAGGAGCTAAAATATGCCCTTCCTGTCAGAAAAAACAAGGTGGAATCATGATGTGGGTTATTCTTGGAATCGTAGCTATCGCTATTATTGGTGGGACAATGGGAAAATCGGATTCTAATTCCCCCTCAGAATCAAAAACAACGGAACAAGACAAAAATGTCGCAGAAATAAGCAAATCTTCGGAAGAATCCAAAGCTGATACTAAAGACACAAAAGAACAATTAACAGAAGAACAGAGTACTACAACTAATAATACTATCAAAGATGGTTCATATGATTTAGGCGATATTAATGTATTTTTTTCTGATTCAGTGCGCGATGATGTAACAAAAAATTGGAGACTTTCTAAAGTATCTACCGAAAAAGATATTGCCGAATATGCCTTAAATTATTATAATACTTTTTTCAGTTCTAATAATGAAATACATGCCATAGTCAATTTTTCAAACAAAACGACTAACCGCATTACAAAAATTCTTTCTAACAAAATTCAAGTAACTACTTTTCAATATATCAAAAATGAAGAACATTCTGCCAAAGAATTGTTTGGTGGAAAAATATTAATAGACCGTATTATCAACACTGAAACTGGTGAAATTGAAAAAGAAGATACTTACTAAAAGGAGATAAACTTTTATGAATGAAAACCAAACTCAAAAGAAACACGGCGTATGGTTCTGGATAGGTCGTGTTATGCTCATCTTTTTATTGATAGGTCTTGTACTTGCCTTTGGATGGATTGCTGGAATTATCTGGCTAGTGTTTTCACGCAAAAAATTAGATGCACAGCCGGCAAAACAGAAAAAAATGACGATTGCAATTTCTATTGGCTCCATTGCATCCTTTATTATTATGGTTGCTGCTATCCTTAATTCTTCCGAAAACCAAGAAAGGCCATACTCAAACATTGGACAAAATCACTTCATTGCGGAAGATAAAACTACTACAGAAGATTTAGATTTATCCGAAACTTCTACTACACGACCTCCAGATACAACTCCGAAACCTACTACTACGCAGCCACCTACTACCACCGAAGCACCTACTACTACGCAACCGCCTACCACTACTGAACCGCCGACAGAACCACCAACTCAGCCGCCGACAGAACCACCAACTCAACCACCAACGGAACCACCTATTGAAGATATTCCTGTAGTTAATAATACGCATTCCTATGTGTTAAATACAAATACACATAAAATTCATTCACCTTCTTGTAGATATGTAAATGAAATAGCACAAAAGAATTATTCTACTTGGTCCGGTGATAGTGTTGATGATTTTTTAGCTTCAAATCCTAAATATTCAAGATGTAAGAAATGTAATCCAAGATAAACGAGTTAAATTATAAATATTAAGGAGAAATCATGTCAGAATTTATAACGAAACTTCTTGCGACGTCGCAAGTCTCCAAATCCTCCGATGAAAAACCATGTCAGAATTTATAACGAAACCAAAGCCGATTTTGCATTTAAGCAAATCATGATGAACGAAATGTCCGTATCGGGTTCCTGTCAGCAATGCCTGGCATTGACCCCAAAAATATCAAAGAAACCAATATTTTAAACACCTTCCTCCGCAAGAAGCACGAAGCAGATAAACTGGGAATACTGGATGTAAGAATCCTGTTAAACAGTGAAATGGAGATTGATGTAGAAATCCAGCTTGCAGAACTGGCTGTCTGACCGGAGCGTTCGCTGTTTTATATATCCAAGATGTTTACAGAGCAGATAGAGCAGGGGCAGCCTGTTATGAGCAAAGTTTATCAGTGCTGAACGAAAGGAGGAATTTGAAATAATTACAAACCAAAATTATTATATAAACAGTGCGTTCAAGCAGCTTGAAATCATAAGCTAAGACAAACAGAAAAGACTGGAATATGAAGCAAGGAAAAAGAGTATTAGGGACCACAATCAAGAGATTCTTGAAGCTGTACTGCACGGAAAAAAGAAGGTAAAGAGGAGGGCAGAAAAGAAGAACGACTTGAAAGCATTTTTACAACGATTTCAATTTTGTTGGAACTTAATACAGAACATTCAATTATTATAGAAAATCTGGAATCAAAATATTAGCTATCAAAAGAAAAAGCCAAAGAATATATTGGTATTTTAGACATGAAATCACAAAGACTAAAAAAGCTAACCGAAGACTTAGTAGAAGCCTCTAAAGTATCTTCCCGGAAACGTGAAACTAAAAATAGAAGAAATCAAACTAAAAGAGCTAATTAACCAAAGCATAGGAGAATTTAAAGACAGATTTGAAGAAAAGAAACTACAAATTGAAACCACAATGCCAGAAGAGGACATAAAAATCAATGTTGACAGCCGATATTTCTATCGAATTATTGAAAATCTTTTTAGTAATATTACAAAATATGCCTTAGAAAATTCAAGAGTTTACATTGACATGAAAAAAGAAAAAGGAAGAACTGAAATTAGCCTAAAAAACATATCAAAAGAGAGATTAAACATAACAAGTGACGAACTGATGCAAAGATTTGTAAGAGGTGATAAATCAAGATACACAGAAGGAAGTGGATTAGGTCTATCAATAGCCAAAAGCCTTGTAGAATTACAAGGAGGGGAATTCGAAATAATAATTGATGGAGACCTATTTAAAGTAGTAATCGAATTTGAAGAAATAGAAACATAAAAATTCCTTAAAAAAGGTGCAGAATCTAGGTTCTGCACCTTTTTTAAGGGATAAATAGTAACAAAGAATCCAATATAAAATCAAAACAGTAAAATTCGTTTTGGAATAAATCTGGTAGG